ACAATACATTAACAGGTTATTGTTAGCCTCTGATGTTTCCTTTAAGCCTAAAGCTTTTACAATTGCTTTGACTTGGGAATGGGCATAATGCGTGGAATCAATCTTCCTTGCGTAATTCCCTCGTATTGCCATGCTTTCTTCTTTCCAACATATACACCATAGAGCGTCATTAGGAACGCCCAGGATTCTCCGTCAAATTCTACCGAAAAGCTAGGGTTTATGTCAAGTACTCTTGAATAACCCTTCGATTTCATGTCTTGAGTAAGAACTCTATCATATTGATTTCTTACTCTGATCATGTCCGAATCGTCTTTAAATTTAACCTTTACTTGAAATCTTTTTATCTGCTTGTGATTCATTTTGCTGGAAAGGGTTCTCATAAATCTCTTTGACGATACCACGGTTGATATCCCAATCTAAGTATAGTCCAAACTCATGCCCATGTCGATTCTTACGAGAAACAACTTCAATCATGTTTGTTCCTGGATATCTATGAACTGCCATAGCCATATCAGCATCGTACTCAATAGCTTTCGACCAAGCCACCTGTGACATCATTGGTGGGTTGTCTTGATCTGAAACATCGTCAGCAGTCGCTGCAGTAATATCAATAATAGGAATATTGTTTGATACAGCAAGCATTTTAAACTCACGAGATACATTTCGATTTCTCTCAACTTCAGACTGGCTTCGCTTGTTGTCATTAAACAACTGATGATAGTCTAGGATAACTAGGTCTGGCTTATGCTGATCAATCTTTCCTTGAATAGTAGCTGGAGTAACTTCAGTGTTACCCTCATTTGAAATAAGAATAAAACTGTTCTTGTTCTCAAACTTTTTCTGAGACCATGAGCGGAAGTCATCAATATTAATATCTCCCTTTGAAAAATCTGAAGCCTTAAATAGCCCTGACCCAAGCATAGTGTAGATACGGTCACGCATATTCTCTGGCGACATTTCAAGGGATACAATCATAGGCTTAAAGCCCTGCTCCCAAGCCTTGCAAGCAAGATACGATGTAAACCATGTCTTACCACGCCCTGGCCAGCCGATAGCGACGATTAGGTGTCCTGGAGCCATACCTGTTGGGTATGCCAGATCTATGGCCTCAAAGCCCGTCTTGATGCCTGGAGAACCACCCATTTCAGCAGAGCGGACTCGAACCAGCTCCATATGCCTAATTGCAGCATCCGCATCAGTAATATCCAAGTCTCTTACATTGTTTGTAAATCTACTAAGGTTTGCTAGTTGGCTCTGCATTTGCTCTAGAACTCTAGATGCTGCATCTTCTTTTAGAGCTGAACCGCTTTTTAAAATAATATTCTTTAGCTTATTAGACAGAAACTCATTCTTTAATGTATCTAGGTAATAGCCAGTCTCCGCCTTTGTATCCACTGGCTCAAAGTCTTTAAACTTTTCCTGCAGGATTCCTGCTTCTGGTACAGCCTTAAACTTATAGTAATATGACTTTAGGCCTTCCCAAATATCTTTGTGGGAGGTAAATAGATCGTCTACGTTATCTGCAAGCAGTGTGCTGATATCTTTATTCTTGCATACAGCAGATATTAATGTTGCTTCTGTATTCACTCTATTCCGCCTTGCTCTACCATCTTCTTCGTTTCTTCTAGTAACAAACGACGCTTCTCTTTGTCTTTCTCAATCTCTAACTTTAAAGCATCCATCTTATCAAAATTATAAAAAAAGAATTGAAGTGGGTGACCATTTTTGGTTAAACCAAAGTAGTACTCAAGTAATTCTTTTGCACGGTCAAATCCTACACTATCAATAACATCTTGCATAGCCCATTTCTCACGAAACTTATTTATGGTTATGGCACGACCATACTTATCTTTATATAAGTTTTGATACAAGCTGATAAGAATATATGGCTCTTTGTTATTTGCCACGCTTCAGCTCTTCTTCTACTTCTTGTGTTTTTTGAATTAACTTATTTTCAACAAATGTATAGATTCGTTCTGTGGCAGCATCAACAGTTTCTCCCTGTCTCACATCGTCTTCTATTCCAACACCAATCTTGATGCTCTCGTAGTTGCCCAAGTTTCTAGTAAATGATAGGTCAACCTTTACCTTAGTTGTCATTTGTGCTCCTTCTTTATGTGATTAGATAGTGTTAGATGTGCAAAATCAGATCTGACTTCAAGTTCTTTATTGCATGTTGGGCATATTACGATTCTGCTGCTTGCCATTATTCCGCCTTCCAAACAGGTACAAACTTTCCTTCATCTGTTTTAGTATACAATATAAAATTGTTTTTGAGAAGCCCCTGAAGTTCTGCTTTTGATGGAACCTCAGATGAGTGGCCTGAATCTAAGATATGTTGATGTATATCTAATATGTTTTTTTGATTAAACATATACTTAGACCAGGTCTCGCTGTCTGGTGATCCTATTGGATATATCTTTGAAGGAGACATAACTTTGCCCTCAAGAATATAATCCTGAATAGTAACTCGATGCTTATTAAGCATTTCCGCTACTTGAACAATACTGTAGGCGTTCTCCATATTCTTTCTTACTTGTGAATATGAATAGAGCATTCTTTTCTTATCTGGATAGCACCAGGCGATTAATTCATCTTTTGATCTAGATGAGCTTATCACCTTATGTACTTTATCGTTTAAGAAGAAATACCGTATGTTTTTTGGTTTGCCGTTTCTTTTAGATCTAGCCATTTACCAAAAGCACTCGTTTCCTTATTAACCATCTTGCGCCATCCGCACATGATGCAAAAAAGCTCAATATGTAATTTTTGTGAGAATACTCTGTCTACAAAAACCCTTCCATTACATTTAGCGCACCACATTATAGTGTAAACAGCTTCCCGTCAACGACGCATGAATAGTCAGGAGCAACATGAATCATCTGAATATGAGGATAGTCATTAACAATATGTGCAATTGCAAAACCTTTTTGCCAGTCATGGTGCTGCATATACTTCATTCCGTCTGACTTCTCATCACACATGTGACCTAATTCATAGCCACGAAGTGTCTCGCCTTCTCCATTATTTCTAAGCTCGTAAGTTACAAGGTGTGACGCAATTCTATGTGAGTGGCCTCTAATTAAAGAGATCTGAAGATCTTCCATATCTTTACGAACAGAGCCCGTGGCTGCAATTGAAAGTCCATGGTGTACGTGAATATCTCCAAACCTTCGCTTAGGCAATTCGTTATAATAAATATATTCATATCCCAATGAATCTAAGCTCCATAGGGCTTCTGGAGTAACCTCTGAGATATAGTCTGGAAGCTTTGCATCCACATAATTAAATACTCGAATATCGTGATTGCCAAGAGCTGAGAATAGCTGTGCGTCTGGAAGCATCTCTCTTGTCTTTGCATAAAAATCTCTAGCGCCTTTTGCTTCATGACGCATCATTGGAACAATTAAATCTTTGCTATCATTTTTGTGATAGTTTAAAAACTCTGCTGAACGTCCTTCTGTATACTTGCTATAGCAAGCCTGATCATCAGTATCACCAAGGTAGTCAACGACATCTGGCTTAAACCACTTCATGACCTTAAACCAAAGTGCGATCATCTTATCATCCTGATATGGGAACTGCTGGTCGGATGAAATCATCCACTTTAAATCGTTACTCATTATCTACCTCAATATGTAAAAAAGTCACGGGTACGTGACTTTGATGTTACAGTAATTGTAACATATTGGTATGGGTTGTCAATAGGTTAGGCTAGTTGTCCTACAACAAAAGCAGTAAATTGTACTTTGCTATTTGCAGTATTTGTTCTAAATCTAATAAATGCATTTGTTGAGCTTACGCTTTCAACCTGTGGGAAAACTTGTGAGTTTGCCCATGTAGGAGATGTTTGACCAATGCTGTCAATCTGAATAAAAACATGAGGGGTTCCAACAAATGTCTTGCCAAACTTGACTTCTTTTACGCTGCCATTTGCTGCGTTTGACTTCACAGTTAGCGATGAAGGCACTGCAACTATTGTGTTGTATGCAACAGTTGTGGGCTTGCCATCTGTTTTATTTGCAAGTCCTGCTGCATCAACTGCAATATTAGAAACCGTCTCTCCTTTTGCTACAGTTTGCAGGTTGGTAATAATTGATGAGAGAAGGTCTGATGTCACTGGATCTCCAGGATTAATAGACATAGACTGTATTGTAATTGCCATTTGTTACTCCTCTGGTTGTTCCGTTGGAACTTCCTGCTTTTTAATTTGTTCTGAAAGCTGTGTAATTTCAGCACGAAGAATTGCTATGTGCGTCTCATATTGTGATACGAGCTCACCAATTCTTTGCTGTAGTGCTTGTACTACTAGCTCTATCTTGTTATCCATTATATCTCTTTTCTACTTAAAACAAGGATACCATTATCCTTCAAGTGCGTCAAGTCTTGTTTTGACTGAATCAAGCTCTTCCTTTAATTCTTTTATTGCCAATACTAGCAAAGCTGACATTCTATCATATGCAATACTTATTGGAGCGCCCTCTAAGTCATAATTTACTACGCCCTTAAACTTTTCAATCTCATCAAGCTCTTCTGCAATTAAACCAGAAACTACCTCTTCTTCGCCTATGTAGTTAAAGCTAACTGGGTTTACAAGCATTAGTGAATTTAAGTATCCATCTTTAGGAATGCTATTTATATTTTCTTTAAATTTTCTACTTGAGCCCGATACCTTTAGATATCCAGATGAGTTTTGTATGATTGCAGTTCCAGTTGATCCACCTGTAGCGGAGCCTTGCGAATTTAAGCTGTCGGCAAACAACGACCCATTTCCAAAAATTGCTATCTTTGGATTTGCAGATCCAGTGCCTGGTGTATTTGTTGATCCGTCTCCTCCAAAATAGGCTGCATTAGTTAATCTTAAATTTCTCCATCTATATGTATTGTAATTTGATCCGCTTTTTATTCCAAGATCGACTGCTCCATCTGTATAAGGGTATAAGGAACTAGTCCATCCTCCAGTATTAACTGATATAAATGCTACAGCATTTAGCCCAAGGCTTGGTATTCCAGCTCTAGAGTATAGTGTAGAGAATGCATTTGATGTTGTACTTAAAACTACGTTTGGTCCACCTTCACCGTCATCTGAAACAATTCCGCTTCCTCCATCAATGTTTATCGAGCCGCCAGTTATGACTCCTCCGCTGATAGTTGATCCTGTAATGCTACCTGAAAATGCTGCTGCGCCTGTTTGTGCATTAAGAGTAAATGTTGAGCCAGTAGTATTGCTTGTACTAGAACTATTAAATGCTGCAATACCAGCGCTATTTAAAACAACTCTGGCTCCTGATGTTGGGACAACTGTTGCAGATCCATTGTTATTTGCAAATATTGTTATTCCCTGTGCATTTATTCCTGTTACGTTATTGGAAGAATCTGTAATTGTGCTAGCACTTTTTGTCAACTTTTTAGCAACTTCTACAGCTGCAGCATCTGCAGTATTTTTAGCTGCGGTTGCAGTAGCGCTTGCTGTAGTTGCAGTGGCATTTGCAGTTGTGGCAGTCGTGTTTGCAGTAGTAGCGGTAGTATTTGCAGTGGTAGCAGTAGCGGCAGCATTATCGATTGCTGTTTTTGTTGCTCCCGCTGTTATTACTAGAGTTCCAGATATTTCTGCTCCAGTTGCATATAGTGTTCCATTAGAATGGACTTTAAATTTAGCATTAGAAGAAGATTGAGAGCCAACCCAAATTCTGTATGTGTCTGTTGCGCTAAGCTTTACAATTGATGTTAGGGTTCCAGTAGTGTCTCCCAAAACAATTGATCCAGCGCTATCGATAACTGTATTGCTGTTGGATATCTTTCCAGTTGTTTGTCCAGAAGCGTTGATTGTCCAGCCGCCTATGTAGCCTTGACGTGCATCTATTTTTCCATCTGACTGAGTAATTGCAACAGTTTGAGCATTATTAGTATCGTAGGCAAATAATCCTGAGCTATTTAGTCTGACTCTTGCACCTGTATTTGCCTGTGAGCCAGCAAACAAAGACCCTCCGTTTAGCTGAACATCTCCAGTAAAAGATCCTCCAGTTGCTGTTATCTTTCCTGTTGTATATAAATCTGATCCGCTCCAAAAAAGAAATGATGTTGCGCTTCCAACTCTAAACTGACCAGTATTTAGCCAATAGTTATGCCCATAGTTTGTACTTGATCTGTCAAGAATAATTCCATTATATGTTCCTGTAGTAAATGATGGTGTAGTTGTAATTGAAGTATTGATGTCTTGAGCTATTCCAGTTCCTATCTTAAATAGGTCTGCATTTTTACCACCGATAGAGAATACGGATCTTAGCTGTGCAAACACGTCTGCTGGCGCATTAGAATCAATTATGGGATTAATGGTGCCAGATCTTGGAGATGCCCATGAGATTGCGTTGTAAGGACTTTTTGAAGTAAGTTGCCAGTAGTATCTGGTGTTAGGAGTTAATCCTGTTATTTCAAATGTGGTTGTAGATTTACCATCAACCTGTCCGTATTCCCATAGTGGGTTAGTAACAACAGATGGGTCTTGAGCAGACCATCTTATTACGTATCCTGAAGTGTTTGCATCAGTGTTTGCAGCCCATGAAACTGTCATCTTCCCACTAAAACCACTTTTATCGTTTGCATCTATTGATCCTACTGCAGAACCTGAAGTTGGAGCACTTGGTGGCGTAGACGTATCTGGATCAGCATTTTTAGGTATGACAGATCCATTTGTATCTGGACCAACTGCGATTACATCTGTATGGTTTTTTGTTAGCCACTTATCTCTTGATCTAACCTTTACCCAACGTGGTGCAAAATTAGATGTGTTTATACTAACATTTGTAGAGTTTCCAACATACACAATATATTGATTGGCAAAGTCTGATGTAAGGCTTTCAAAAATAATAATATCTTCTTGAACACTTGTTGGGTCTATTGTAAATTTGACTCCATAGGATTTAAATCCTGCAGTTAATGTTAGCCCTTGCACACCTTTAGTTAAGTTTGGAATATCAAATCCATGCTCAACTATTGGAGACCTTGGGCCTTCTCTTAAAACTTTAGTTTCTGGATCTTGATATAAATAGTTAAACCAAAAACGATAAATTTTATCTGATATTGTTAGTGGTAGCTTTATGGTTACATCATATGAGTCTTTTGTTGTACGGCTAGCCTTAGCTGCAGCATCAACTGTATTTAGCTCTAAATCTGGTGGCAGGTATTCTCCGCCACTGTCTGGGTCCCTAATAACCATTTAAAAATTTATTCCTAATCTGTACTCAATGTCCATCTGTCTTCCTGGAGATTTAGTAATTGGAGAAGATAGAACTGATCTACTTATTAAACCAAAGTCTGGCTTAAAAGAGTCTTCATCATTAATTCTAAGCCCGTCCATTAAAACTGTTGTTGCCCCTGAAGACTTTGCTTTTGCTCCAACTGTAAACTTCACTATAGCAGAATTATCTGGGGTTCCAGATCCCAGGCCGCTGTCATACAAGCTAGACAGTGTTAATGAGTTTATCTTATTACCTATGGAAGAGCTACCTGGAAATCTAATTTCATGATAGCTATCATCTGAGCTATATGCTCTAACATATATGTAGTCTAGATTTAAGTCAGACTGATAGTAAGCAATTGTCATGCTGTCATTAATGCTGTAGCCTGAAAGATCAAAGTTAATTGAATAAGAATATTTCACCGAAGAATTTGATGGTGCAAGTATTTTCATATACGAAGACCCTATTAGTGGAGTTGGCGAAGAAACAATTTCTGCCTGATCTCCAGAATCTGATATCCAGTACTGATTATTTTCAAAGCTAGATATCGACCTGCTTGAATAATCAGTGGCACCAATTGTTACATTTGGAAACAATCCAATTTCTTTAATAACTCCAGCAACGTCGTTAGGTATAGTAGTTTTATAAACTACTCCATATGTAGTAAGTCCTGTAGATGAACTTGTCTGTATATCTACGCTGCTAAGGTTGACTTGAGATTTATAGAACTCAAAATTTAACTGTGTATCATTTACTGTTGGAGAGGAAGTTCCTATGCCTAAAGCTATATCTTTTGCTGGACTACTAGATTGGCCTGCAAGATAAGTTGTAATGTATCTCTTTCCATATTTTGTAAGAATATTTTTTGATCTTCCAACTTCTTTACCGTCAATAAAAAAAACATACTCTCCATTAATTAAATTTTTATTGTCCATAGCCATTTACTCCCACAACTTCTGAACCCACATGGTTCTTGATATTAAACTTAAACTCAACATATTGAGCTCCGTTGCCATCCGTAATCATCGTCTTGCTAATTAACATTATGTCTCCGAGGTTTGGGGCTTCAAGCAAAGAGTCGTCGCCTGAATCTTCTGGATCTTCTGGATCTGTTGGATCTTCAGGATCTTCACCATTTCCAACACCTACTGAGTAGACTGGCTCAAGACTTCCTTTGCTAACAATGATATACGAGTTGGGATCCAATACACCTATGAGAGGGTCGCCTGGATACAACAAAACCTTCTTTTGTTTAGGTATCTTGGAAGCTGGTACTTTTATATTACTCATATTAACATTCTACCATTTCATTCTGTATAAATCGACCTACATGTAACTGTTGTAGTTGCAGGATCATCTCCATATGTTGTGTCTAGGGCAAGAATAACATACTTGCCCACGTATGGGGGATTTGTATCTTCAGATGAATATAAGTTGTTTAAGGGGTATGATACTTCTACCACATCTCCTATTTGTAGAATTGGATTGATAAATGTCTCTATTGTTAAAACACGCTGTTGATTAGACCACTGTTTTGTTATCCATTCAGCAAGACTTTTTGCTTCAGATTCCTTTTGAATCCAAACTGATTCGAATCCTATCTGTTCCGCCTTGTCTGCATCTGTGAGCTTTGGGTCCATATATTCGTATGGGTCTGTTGGCCCAAGATAGTCTCCAACAACTATGAACTGTCTCTCCGCTCCATTATCTAGTGGTGCAAACGCTCCTGTATTATTCATAACAAAAACATCCATCGTGTATGAATCAAGAGAGGATCCAACTATACTGACATCTGGATTTTGAACTAATATTGGATATCTTGGAAACACTGGTGCGTTAGCATACCTAGATTGAACTCTGCGTAATTCTCTAGCTACTGGACCAAATTCTTTTACCCATACAGGATAGGTAGGGTCTGGCCCTTTATCGAAAACAAAGTCTGAAAAGTTTTTTACAATAAATGAACCTGAGCCTAAGAATCCGTGGTAAATACTAAAGTAATTATTGCTTACAAAATCTTCATCTTTTATTGCAGCAGAATATACGTAATCAAATGCAGCAATTCCCTGAAGAGATACTAGTCCTAATTTATTAGTTAATGTAATTGGGGATGTGTCTACAACTGAGAACTGCTTATTGTTAATCATTATCTTAAATACTCTTGAGGCCTGACCACCAATTGTTTGGTCTGTAGATCTTATATCAACACGATATAGCTCACCGCCATTAATATTTGTAATGATAGTTCCATCTTCATCTTTTTGGCTAGTTATCATGGATACGGGCTTACCGTCAACAATTTTATAAAAATTTATATCCTTGTATGCTTTGTCGACATTAGTATTTTGGGATGTACCCATAGTAAGCATATATCCGCTTTTATTATTTGATCCTAAAGAAAACGCAATACCTGCCAGAGTGCGTTGGTTTCCTGTAATTTCTTTTGTCTTAGGATCTTTAATTAGAGGGAAGTACATGTTAGTCCCAATGATAAAATTCTTTTGGCCCTTGTAGTTGGCATCAATTGTAGCCATTGAATAAACTGTATTGTTTGTATATTTAGGAGGAAGTGCTGGATCTGTATTTGGAGTGGATGTAACATTCGGAGCAGTAAGTGTCATAAAGGATCTAGATACTGGATTCACTAAATTGTTTGTTGTGTCTGGAGTCATATTAGTAAGCTGGAACACATACTGGCTTGGAGTAAAATCTCCTGTTGCAGAGTTCCATTTAGTGCCAGCCCATTCATCAGTAAGAGATTTTGTTGATACCTCATGAGTTAAAGACTTAGTGTCTGTTGAGGAAATTACACCGAAGGCATTTCTTGATTTAATTCTATATCTTCCTGTTGGCTCAAATGTATTTGGAGCAGCAAGACCTTGATACTTTGATATGTCAGAGTCTGAAGTAATCCATTTTGCTTTTGATATTCCAACATATTTATTTATTGCTGAGTTGTATGTTGCTGTTGCAATCTCTACGTACTGATACTCCACTGCATCAAATTCAATAATTTCTTTATCAATTAGAAGATAACCTGTTTGTGAATAAATAAGCTTATCGTTTCCACTAATTATAACTGGCTCTAACTTTACAACTCCATTTGGAGAAACCTCGCCCGACGAGTTGGTATCTGATGGAGCAACTGGTGGAAGTGAATCTACTAATGCTGCGGCTCCGAGCATAGTTACAGATGATCTGTATACCATCTCAGCTGAAGCAAGATATGCTGAGCTAAGCTGTGGGCTATAAATAACCTTTACAGATTTTACTGATGGAACATTTTCCAGCGAAAGCTGAGATATGTTTGCCAAATTTGATCCACTCTTATTGTATCTAAACTTAAACTGTGTAGATTTGTTTTTAAATATATAATCTCTTGGGTAAAACTGAAGAACATCATTCTCATCAAAAACAGCAATCATTTGAGTGTCTTTACAAAGATCTTGAATGTGCTCCCAAACAGTTTTTGTATTATCTGTGTACCAGTATAGTGGTGAGATCGTTGAAGTATCTTCTGCAGAAACATTAAAGTAGTAGTTTGTAAATCCAACTCCATCTAGCAATCTTCTTATGATAGCAACCGAAGACATTTCTTTGCAAACAATATCTGGAGCATTCATATACTGAAGTTCTTTAGCGCCATCTAGACCAGTTATGTCTATATTTCCAAACTCTCCTACTGAGAATGCATCAGTATAGAAAACTCCTAGATTTACCTTTTCTGTGCCAATCTTTACAAACGGATACAGCTTAATATTGTTGTAAAGATTTACTTTATTTTTATCAAAAGCCTTTTTCTTGTCATGATATGCGTAAGACTGATCAAATGCATTTATTGAAAGATTAATTGAGTTTGCTGTGACATCTCCCACTGGGATTAATCCGTTAACAGAATCAGATGAGTTCTTGCCTATTGAAAACGACACAAGTCTTGGGCTTACATCTATAACATACTTAGGAGATATCTCTATTATACCTAGGTACCCGCCTGATTCTGATATTGAGTTTACCTGTAGCTTTAATCCAGCCAAATCTACTCCTGTAGTTGGTTCTGTAAATTCTGCAGTTGACCATGTAGATCCATTATAATATAAATTTACTACGCCATCATTTGGGCATGTTGTTCCTGTAAATATAGTAGACTCTGTGCCCGTTAGTCCAACTGTTTTTAAATTCCATGACGTCGGCTTTCCATGAGATGTTTCAAACTTAATAGCAATCTTATTTGCTACTGCAGCAACATTGTTTATTTTAGGGTATGTAACTGATATCGTACAATTTGGAAGAGACGATGCTGGCATAACTAAATACTTATATGCAGTCTTGCTTCCAGCATAGTACAGCCTGTTGTCAAAATTTTGAGATGAATTATAATTTTTAGCATTTAATATTCCAGATGCTTTTCTTGCTGCCAGGGTCGGGTCTCCAAGGATTAGGTATTGGACTCCAGCCTTTTTAGGCCTTCTTGGATCTATAATGCTTGTAATGGGGAACAGCTTACTGAATGGCTTTACGCCATCTGGGTTTGTGTAGGCAAGAGATCCTTCAGGGTTTTCATCTGTTCCGCCTGGCCCTCTGACTGTAACTCCAGCTATCAAATCATTCATGTTGTACTCTATCCAGCAGCCATTTGTCATTGACATTGATATAGATTGATTTATTGAATCAAGCGTTTGCTGAGTTACAGATAGCATTATACTTCTTCCAGGCTAATAGAAACATCCCAAAATTCTTGAGCTGCATCTGCCATGTTGCTTTTTACATTTCTTTTTACAATGCTAAAGCTAGCAGATGAAAAAACTGCAGTAATAATTTCATCTCTTCCAGAAACTCCATTATATGAAATTTTTACTTTAAACGAACCCGTGCCTTTGCCATGATAAAAAGACCTTAAGTCTAAGGCTCCATAACCACCGTCTACAGTCATTGTAGAATATGTGGGAATCATGCTCCATGAAGTAGCAATATTCTTTTTATCAGCAACGTGTATTTTTCTAAGTGAGCCGTTTGCCATTCTTTGGGAACGCTCAATTCTTTCTGGGTCTACAGATATAGGAGATCTGTTATGCTCAGACAGCTTAACCCATGTTGGGGTATCCGTAGCGGATGTGTCTAAATATAGTACTGATCCTACTGGTAAAGTTAATGTCATGATCTAATGCTCACATTCTTACTGCTTCCAACCATTTTAGCATTAATCTTGGCATCCTGTCCAATAGCCACCTTTGTCTGCTGAACAACCTGTCTTACAAATGCTTCTGTATTCATTCCATCAGATGGATATATATTTTGAGTTAAATTAATAACTGATGACTTAGATCCTTCACGCATTGGCTCAAACATCTTGGCGGCCTGATTGACATCATACCTTGGTGATGCATAAGGAACCTTTGCCATGTTGGGTATAACCATGTTATTAAATAGCATTTCTGGACCACGGTCACCAACAATTGTTGGTACTGCTGGATTAACATTCATTAATCCCTTGCCAGCTTTTACGGCTTTTCCTACTGCTTGCTTTTCTTCATCAAAAGATTTGACTACTCCAGTCATTTTATCTACTGCATATGTTTTTCCAGCGTACTTAAATAAGTAGTATTGGTCTCCAGCAGCGCCAGTAAACTGCTTTGACTGTCTATCTGTTACAGCCTTTTTACTCGCTTCTTTTAGCGTCATATCTTCTTTTTTATAACTAGACATGCTATTACCAAAACTTTGGCCCTTAGATCCCGTTGGCTCTGGAGTTTTGGAAATATCCATTTTTTTATTGTTTATATATACGTCGCCCTTGACTTCAATTCCCTTGGCTGCAAGACCCTTTGCAACAGCATCATTAGTTGTTGACATAATATCAAGAGCTTGATCTCCAACTGTTTTCTTTTTGCCGTCTGGAGTTTTAGTTTCTACTTTAACTCCTGATGTTGTTGTAGTTGAAACTACAACTGCAGCATCTTGCTTTCCAGCTTTTGTCTTGGCATACTCTTCTAACGTCTTTCCTGCTGCTATTGCATTAATTCTAAATGTTGTCATGGCAGTATTGACATCGTCAATTTTTTGCTTTTGCTTTGCAATCTTGTCGTTAAGTTTTCCTAAGCTTTCTCCAGCTAAGGCAGCCTTGTCAGACATCTTTTGCTGTCCATCATTTATAGCTTTTATCTTAGCTTCAAGAGGAGCATTCTTTAGCTTAAGAGCATCCTCAATTGCTTTTCTTTGTGCGTTATATTGCTGGTCTGATTGAAGACCCTTGATGTCAAGACTTGCCTGTTGTGCAGCTGCTGAATTTCCAGTTGCAATTGCTGCATCATATTCGGCCTGCTTCTTTGCAATTTGTCTTGCAATATCTCCTTCTTGCTTTGCTGCATCAAGTGCCTTTAATCTTGACTCTGCAAGTTTATTATTAGCATCTATTTGCTTTTGTAAATTCTTTAGCTGCTCTCTTGTGCTTATCTGTTCAGAAACAGATTGTCCTCTTGCGGCTTTTGCCAAGGCATCTCTTTGCTTTGTAAGCTTACCCAACATATCATATTGAGACTTTAGAAGTCCGACTTTATTTTCTTCTATGGTTGCTGCAGATATCGCATCTGCAACCTTTGAAAGTGTAGCAACTGCTTCTGCTCCAAGCTTAGATAGATCTCCTGTAAAACCTTTTGCCGCTAAATTCATTTTCTGCCACAAGCTAACAACTGTATCTTGCTCTGTAGCAATTTTTTTAATAGCTGGATTCTGCTTGGCCATCTCGTTAATTGTTTCTTTGGTAAGCTTTGTCTTTGATGCTTCTAGATTATTCAGTCTATTGAGCATTTTTTCTTGTGCTTCATATTCTGTAATAACTTTAGTGTTTCCTGACTTGTCAGCCTTAGCTGCCTTCTTACTCTTGTCGACCATATCTTGAATACCAGTATCTATAGCTGTAAGTCCAGTATTTACTGCACCTGCGCCCTCACGCCCGCCTTCTCTTGAGGCTGCGCCGTAACCTGCAACAGCTCTTGCTGCTGCGTCTTGTTTTGTTTCAATTCTATTAAATCTGTCATTCTTAAGTGTAAATAAAGATGCTTCCCTTGCCTTGTTAGACATCTTAAACATTGCCCAAATTTTCTTTGTCGCATCTTCTGCAGACATACCTGCTGCCATTAGCTGAATCTTAAGATCTTCCGCCAACTTCTTTGTATTGCCGCTACCCTTTGTCTGATTAATAAGCTTAATCTGATCTCCGTATGTATCTTTAACTTCTTTTCTAAGCTTTTTATATTCTTCAATTGTCATGCTAATTGGAGTTCCAGCATCCTCCATGCTTTCATAAAGAAGCTGATTTCTTTCTCTTAATGCTTTAATGTTAGTTACTGTGTCGGAAAGCTTAGCATTATAGTCAGTAAACTTAAGTCCTGCTTTTTTGGCAGCCTCTTCGGTTAATCCATACTGAAGTGCACCAATTCTTAGGTGTTCGTTATGGGACCTCCATGCCTTTATAACTCCATATATTGCAAGAGATCCTACTGCAAGCCCTACATTTAATCTTGTAAGCCCCAATCCAATTTTTGAAAGAACATTCTTAAATTTATTTCCGCTGGTAGCAGCATCATCTAGGTACTGTCCGTATTTAGTAAATCCACCAGTTTTGCCAGAAATTACGCCCATAGGTGTTGTTGCTGAAGCTGGAAGCTTGGACATCATTCCCCCAACTTTTCCACTTCCAGTCTTCATGCTTGCGGTCATAATCATTTGTGGTAAAACAAAAGATAGCGCTTGCATTATTGTTTGGATAACTGGATTTGCAACCTTACTAGCAAGCATCATTGGGATAATTGATGACGCCAGCATTCCTACTGTTCCGCCGATTCCATATTTGTTATTTGGAACAATTCCTCCAGAGTTTCTAGGAACAAAAAGCTCTGGCCCCTTTTCTCCAACTAGGTAAGGCTTTCCAGCATTTACTGGTCCACCCATTTCTCTTGGCTCTACACTAAATATTAATTTCTTTAAAGCTTCTGTCATTGGAGTATCTTTTTTAGAATCCCAATTCATATACTTCTTTCTTAATATATCTTTATCAATAGGAGAAAGCTGCTTAGCTATATTTCTATCTGATATTAAATTGCTGGCAGCCATTCTAATTACAGGATCAAGTGAGTCTGGCTCCAGCCCATTCTTCAATGTGCCATCTGGCATCTTTACATATCCATATGGTTTCTCTTGAGCTAATGCTGCTGCAAACTTATCATAAAGTAGCTTTTGAGTATTCTTCCTTAGTCCACTACTTGCAAAAAGTTTTTCTGCCATCTCGATAGACAATGAGTTTACTCCCCATGGAGCTGACTCGTACATGCTAGGTTTTGGTGCACCAGTTGGTCCAAATCCTGCGCCGATCCTATGCATTGCTTTGCCCTTAAGTACATTGCCAATAAGACCACCTATTGCAAATCCATTTGCAGCTGTTTTGAATGAAGCATCTGAAAGGCTTACAGAGTGACCCTTTTGTCTGCGCTTTAGTTCATCTGCTGCAATCATTTTTGCAATTGCTGCAGGAGTCATTGGCCTTGACTCAGATATTTTAACAGAAGAGTGGACACCATGAAGTTCTCTCCAGTTAACTCCTCTAGCATCTGCAAGACGCTTAATCATAGAATTATATATGACCTTTTCTTCAGAGTTTAAATCAAATCTTCCAACTGTTTGCTTAAGTTTTGGCAAAGCAGTTTCAATTTCCAAAAGCATTCTTTCATGATATTCGTTTGCAGTCATTCCTTTTGGAATATCTAAAGTTGATTCGGCAAAGAATTTCTTTGTTTGACTTCCCTTTACACCTAAAAGGTTAATCATTGCTTGATCTTTCATTGATGGCATTGTCTTAGAGTAATCTCTTAAGCCAGAGGCTGATCCAAATACACCAGCAGGGCCAACGTCAGCCAAAACATTGCCAGAAAGATTGCCTCTTCCTAAATCCTTATCGCCTCTAAGTGCTGAAGCAACTAGCTGTCTAAAGTATTGATCTGATGTAAACTTTCCATCTTGATTAGCAAATGCCTCATCATATTGTGATTCAAGAGCAAGTATTTTTCTTTTGCCCATAGGATCCGTTGGGTCACGCATAACAACAATCTTTTGCTTTGGAGCATTTAAGCCGTGTACTTCACGTGCAATTTGAGTTGCTCTCATTTCAGCTAAAGCTGCTTTTTCGTCTAGAACTGGCTTAACAAATACTCTTTCTCCTGCTTTTGAATAAACTCCACCGATTCCTGAGACTGGGAAACTTCTTCCAGAAGTTGGCTCTAAAAGTTCATCATATTGAGAAATTGGCTTTTTTGCAAACCTTGAATCATTAACTGCAGCGTTTGCTTTTTCCATTGCAGACTTTGCCGCTCTTTGAGCTTCAACCTGTTTTATAGTTCTAGGCATTCCAAGGAACATTGTTTTTCCACCGCCAAACAATCTCTGTGCAAACTGCCCTGGAATTTGTCCACCTTCATTACGTGCGACAATTGGCATCATCGTATTGTTTGGTCTAAAAGCAGATCTCTTATCTACAAGCCCTAGGAAAGCTCTCTTTAAAAATTCAATTGCTTGTTTTTTATTTGTTCCAATTCCTCGTTCTCTATTCCATCTTTGCTTTAGCTCTACGCCCTTGTTACTAAGCGTAAGCATGTCTGGAATTACTCCTCTTGTATCTCTGTTCAAATCATTGGTAAGAGAATTAATATCTCCTTCTCCAAGCATAGCCATTCCCAGATTACCTGCTAAAGTAACAACTTTTCCTCTTGAGTCTTTCCATAGTTTTCTTCTTGCAGTATGCTCTGAAACTGTTGAGTCTACTCCATTTTTAAATAATGAGTCTGACATGCTGTCAAAAACTTTAACTCCGCCGAATTCGCTTGCACGTGCTCTAAACTCTCCGATTAAATTTGTTGTAGGTCTAAATCTTTCTCCATGCTGACCTTGATATTGCATGAAGTGTCTAAACTTTCTAATGCTTTTTTGTGGCTGCTGACCTTCCTGCATATCGATCATGGCTTTAACCTGATTTTGTCTTTCGTTTGCTATATTAATTCTTTCTTGTATCCATCTTTTCATGTCAATATGGCCATCTTTTTGCTTGGCAGCATTCCATGCTCTTTCATAATCTGCTTTTGCCATATTAATTGCATCTTGTTCTTCAAAACCAGCATAGGAGTTGTACACTCCAGCATCGTGAAGTACGTGTCTTAGCTTTACTTCTTCTTCCCAGTTTGGTGAATTAAACATTCTTGCATCTATTTTTAATGCTTTCTCTAGCATTTTTTTAGCTGCATCATCTAGCTGAGCTTTTGTATATCCGCCAGCATTGTGCATACCGCCTGATGTGTTGCCTGGACCACCATTTAATGAGTACATCAAAGGCATATTTTGTTGTGCTATTTCTGCAGGTATTACCGCTTCTCCTGGTGTTAATACAACAGGAACTTGTCCCCCTGCATTTCTAAATACTGGTCTTCCTCCTAAAAGATCTTGGATTATTGGCATATTCTGCTCGGTGCCCGCCTTGTTAATTACAAATGCTCCAGGCTCTGCAGTTGTATGATAAGTATCAGTATTTCCTGTACCAGGAACTATGCCACCCTTTGCAAACTTTGGCTTTGTTGTTTCAATATTATATCCAGCTCCAGAAGTTCTTACTCCGCCTAATGCTCTTGCAATTCTATCCGCTATAGTTTTTGTTGTTCCTTTGTGAAACATTTCTTTCATGTTTGATTTTCCAGTTGATGGGTCAACTACTGGCTGGGAGGTAAGAGGAACTGTTGTGAGGTTTGCTACACGACCCATACCAGCTGCTGTAAGGTTTGTTGTTTCGATAAGCATTGCTTCTACTGTTGCATTTAGCTGAATAACTTTTGCTCTCGCCTGATCTACCGTTATCTTGCTTGCCTGCAGCTGTGCAACTATTGCCTGTGTTTCCGCTGCTGCAAGCTGTGTGATCTCAGTAAATTGAGGAAGAAGCGCCTGGTAAGAATCAGACAAGCTTGATGTAACTGTTCCTGTTGCCATTACTTCTGTTTTTAATAACTTAATTTCTGCTTCTGACTGCATTGCAATTGCTGCTGTCATAGCATGCCATTTAGCAGCTTCTGCTGCAACAATTCCTGTTGATGTTCCGCCTACTGATGTGACTCCAGGAATTTTTGGTAGATCTTGATTCATGTATGCCTGTGGGTTTTTACCAATTCTAACATTTACGGGGCCAGCTCCTGGCACTGTTCCAAATATTGTTCCTGCCTGTTGAGTTTGTGCTGGAATTAAATGAGACATGTCTCTTGAGTATGGTTCACCAATTAATGGATTAGACTTGTCTACCATTCTTTGTCCCATACCGCCAGATGTCAGGACTCCACCCGCTACAGTCGATATGGCTGGCTGTACTGCAACCTTCGCTGCATTTGCCTTTAACTCAAGTGTGTCAAAAGATGCTGCTAGCGTATTGACGGCATTTGTTAAAACAATTGTTGCTTCTGAATCTGAGTAGAATGATGTAGCTAAACCTTTTGCCGCAGCATCTGCTGCCATGATTTCTGGCGTAAGTAGCTTAAATCCCTGTCCACCTTTTGCAAGTTGTCTAAGGTGAAATATTCCCTTGATAACATAACCGATAAAGTTGCCCATAACACCAGTAAGCATGATGAGTGGTCCAGCAAATGCTGTTATTCCACCTAGGGTATTAAGAAATGTTTTAACTGGACCTGGAAGCGATTGGAAGAAATTAATAATAGCATCTACTACTTTTAGAACCTTTGTGCTTATTCTTAAGAACTGCTCTCCAACAGTTGCAAGGTCTGCTTGAACAGATGCCCAGGCTCTTTTAAACTGTCCAGAAGCTGACTCTGTCATCATCTTTAATTCTCGTTCGGAAATGTTTGCAAGGTCTGTTACACTTGCTTTCATTAGATCCATAACCTGAAGAGTTTGAGATCCAGACTTTCCTAAGTTTTCAAATAGCGCAGACATTCTTGCGTATTGAAACTTTCCAAAAAGCTGCTCGATTGCTCTTGATTTGCTTAATGGGTCTAGGTTATCCAATGCAGACTGTAGGTCAACAATTGTTTGAGTTAGGTCTCCAGCATTTGATGTAACAATTTTATCTATATCTATACCGAATCCAGTGAACATCTCTCTTGCAACCTTTGTTGGGTTAATAAGAGATGCCATTGCTGACTTGATTGCGTTAGCGCCTTCTGAGGCATTAACTCCGCCTTCTTTCATTGCAGTTAAATAGAGAGCTAAATCTTTTACATCTCCACCCAATGATTTAACAACGGGACCTGCTTTAGGAATTGCTTCAACTAGGTCTTGTAGAGATGTTGAAGTTTGGTTTTCAACTGCGTTAAGGAAGTCAATTGATTGTGCTAGCTCTTCTGTATTTTGCTTAAATGCATTTTGAATTGCAAGAGTTGCTTTCATTGCTTCTTGTCTATCAACTTCACCAAGCACTGCTAGCCTTGTTGTTTGCTGAGTTGCTGCTATTAAATCATTTCCTTGCTGGCCAGTAGCTGCGAGATCTGCTGCTAGTGCAATTGTTTCTTTGTACGCAACTCCATAAGAACTTGCAATCTCTTTTGCTGTTGCAGTTACATCTTTTCTAACTTGTGCAAGATCCGCTGAAGATACTGCAGCAAGTCCTCCATAAACCTTTGTGAGTCTTACTAGCTCTTGATCTGCTTCTCTAAATGCTTTTTGTGCTGCTGCGCCAAATGCAACTAATGGGACTGTCAAACCTACTGTTAGCTGACGACCAGCCCACTGGGTATTCTTACCCCAGTTAATAAGCTGATTTGATCCATCAAGCATTACCTTATTCATAATTGCAGCTTCTTGTCTTGCAATCATCATCTTGTTCTTTACTTCATCAAGACCCTTTGCAACCATTACGTTGTATTGCATCAAGCCCTGTGCGTTTTTACCAACTGGCTGAACAATTGCTTGCTGAAGCATAACTTGCTGCTTAGCTAAATCTCTAATTAATGTACTTGTTTTTTTGGTGTGGCCGCTCCATGCATTGTAATAATCATTAAGCTTTAAACGGCCACGATCAAGATTCTTTCCAAATTTGTCTACGTCTGAAGACAGCGACACAAAGTGCTGTGAAAACTGTCCTGTTGAAGTAAGCGTTGTTGCAAACGACTTATTCATTACTGCAATTTGATTTGCAAGCTTAGCGTTTGTTCCCGCTGTTGTTTCTTGTAATTTTACGAGTTGGGCAGTAACCGCAGCCAGTTGAGTTCTTAAACTCGTAAAGTCTGCGTTGGCGGTAATATTGGTCGTGATTAAATTATCTGCCATATACTTATGTTACTCTATTCGGTATCCTAATCCTGCTCCAACGCCAAAACCAGCTTCCGCTGCAAATGAGCCTTGTAGTGAAACAACATCATCTGCTGATGCATTTATACCAAGTGCTCTTCTTTTGACATCTTCGAAGGAGGAACCCCCCTCATCTTCATTACTGCTTTCATTTAAATCAACACCTTGAATTGAAGCTAAGAATCTTCTTTTCTCCGACTCAGTCTTTTGCATTGATTTAAAAGTCTGGATTAACTCTGGCATTGAAAGATTATCTTCTAGCTGTTCGTAATTTATCCAATTACCTAAAAGAAAAACTTCCCCTTCTAAAGCGGCTAGATCTAGTTCTGACCAGCCAGTACTGCTGCCGCTAGTAGGTTTGGGTCGTCCATCTTAATTCCTCCGCAAACCTCAAGTATGCGGTTGATAGTTGGAACGTCAAGTGTGTCTTCAAATGCGTCTTTATCTGCTACAAGGTCTGGAAGCTGCTTTTGCAGTGCTACTCCACATGCCTCAATAAGAATTGTTAGCGTCTCATCTTCTGATGTTACTTCTTGTGTCTTCTGAATGACTTTCATAAACTCACGAAGCTCTTTAATTGTTAAAGGCTTCAGCTTAACTGTTGCGCCATTTTGTAGTTGAATTTCTTCAACATCATATACTGTAGTTGCCAATTTAATCCTCCTAGGATTTCGTCTTAATTATTGTATCATATACAAAATACCAGCGCAATAGAAAACCCCCTAATTTCTTAGGGGGCATTCTATTAATTAATTATTTAATTATACTGTCAAAACACGGTCTACGATGAAACCATATTCTGCGCCTGCGTTTGCTGAGTCACCTGATGGAAGCAAACGGAATGTAACTGGGAATGTTGATGCTGCGTTACGAGCCAAAGAGAACTGTGACTGTTGTACAGAAAGAACACGACGTGCATAGTATACACGCTCAGTTGCTGTTGCTTCAGATGTTGGAGCCTGGCCTACTGCAATAAGCTGACGCTCTGTTGGAGCCTCACCTAGTGCACCACCAGCAAGACCGAGCTTGTCGGTTGCTGTTGCGCCTGTTCCTGCTGATGTAAGTGTTGATGAGCGCTGACCGAATACTGTAAGAACGTTCTCAAGAGTACCTTCTGCCATTTCTGTTGCGATCATAACTTCCATTGACTCCTTGAAAAGCTTAGCTGTATCAAGAAGCTGATCTACTGTTACTGAACCGTATGATGGGTTATATGTAACCTGAAGACCATTGTTTGTGTAACCAACGTTACGGTATCCGAATTCTCCAGCTACCTGGTCGATATCGTTAAGTGTCTTTGTGTAAGAAATTCCTGATGCAAAAGCGTAGTCGCCTGTTGCACCTGGCTCTGCATTTTCTACATAATCTGCTGATGTGATGTCAATGTTCGAAAGGAACAATGGTGACGCACCAACAAGAATATTTTTAGCATTACCTGTATTTTGTGCCATTTGTAAAACCTCCTGTTAAATAAACATATATATATATTAATTCAATCTAAATCAAAGCTGGCTAGGCTTTTTACCTCAAGTCCAATTTTACGGTATAGTCAATCAAAAGGCAAGCTAGATAAATCGTCCATCTGGGCCAGTAATTCTGGAATATTTAACCTCTAATATAATGTCTGCAGAAAGGAATCCCTGAAGCTCCTCAGAGGGTGATATCGGGGATATTTCAAGCATATTGATGCTATGAAATTTAAGCTTTGGTTCTTCTTTAAATTTATTAATATCTCTTGCTGAATCATCCATTCGTCTAAACAGATCTGTCATTAAATTTCGGATTTCGTAGATATCTGTTATCTCCGTTGAATATACGGTAAATAAAATTTTCTCTGTGCATAGTAGCCAGATATCATCATATGATATTCCTATCTTGTCGTAGACTATATGCTTCTTCCCGCTCAAAAATTGATTCATTTCTGGCTGCTGCTGGACAGGGATAATTGGGACTATTTCTAGCCCTATGTTGTCGCTATAATAATCGTTTTCGTCAAATATATTATTTACCTTAAGCTCATTCCAGAGGAACTTTCTGATCTCGAAAACTGAGTCAATTTTGTAATCTACTGTCATAATGATCCTCCAAATGCTGCCTGTAATTTTGAATCCGCCTCTAGTCTTATTTTACCAGGGCTGAAGCTATATTGCACTTTCTTAATTGTTACTGGGACTGATAATGCTTTTGCAATCTTAGGGTTAAATATTCTTTGAAAGCCTGAGTTCTTTATTGAACTATTTACTAGCTCCCCGCCAAAATATCTTCCGAAGTGGAGTCTAAATTGATTTGAAGAGGCACGTCCTCCTGGGCTCTTGACGGTCACTGAGGAGCCCTTTGGCATGAATACTGTTATGCCATCTAACTCGAACACAAGTCGCTCTGCGGACCTTGGGCGAATTATCACGGGCATTCCTGCTTCCATCACTGAAGCCTTGTTAGCAAATATATATTTTTTCTTTTGTTTTTTATTTTTTGAAGGAACGCTAGTCTTAGATAATTTAAAATCATATCCTATTCTAAATGAAAGTCCATCTGCATCTATTCGTTTTATCTTAAATAATCTTGAAGTCTTTTGTCCTGTACGGTTCCATTCATAAACATGGTGAAGAGACTTTGGCTTTACCCTTGCAGATGAATCCATAAATTCACCGAAGTCTTTATCTATTTGATCAAACAATGTTTTCTTAAATAAATTCTTAAATTCTCTATTTGATGTAAGCCTTCCCATGACACTTGCTTGATAATATAGGAATGCAGATATTTGTGCTACAGAAGAATCTTTTATTATTCCAACTGGAGGAGCAGACATTGTTTTTTCAAGTCCGCTTGCTGTTTGTAATAAAGCAACACTAGAGTCCAATTACCTGATTCTCCGATCTACGGGCTACAAGGCTGTATCCAAGCACTCCACCAAACGGGTCTGTTATTGGCGTAGTTCCTGTTAGCTCAAATACGGTTGGAGTTTCTGTAGGATAATCAAGCTCGGTCCAGATAACGTTTTCAGATGAATCTCTAATATTTGTTACCTTCTCCCGCAATGTTATTCTTTTTTGGGTTCTAATTTCAATAGTCTGCTGATTTACATATGTGTTTCCCATTGTTTGCTTGTCAGAAGTTCTTGTTGTTGAATTGCTAATTATCCCCTTAGCGTAGCACGGCACTGTTCTTGAGTAGTGCCAGCTTTTTTTAATAGCGCCAGTATTGGGATCCTGGACATCTTGCTGAACATAAACATCCATCTTCATATTTAGGATGGAGTCAACAAGAATACTCATTTTATATCAACACCATCTTGCTTATAACATAAGGAAGCAAGAGCTGATCTACGTAGTTATTGCCAGTACCAGAGAACGTGGCTGAGTTAAAATCAAATTGCCAGTCAAATGTAGATATAGACTTAATGTATTTATTACGCCATACCTTATCTTTTGAGAAGTAATCCTTCATTAACTCTATCGCCGCCATCTCAACTTCATTTGGAACTCTTGTCCACCCAAATGAACCAGTGATTTTGTACCTAGCATCTTTATTAAATATGCCTGAATAATCATTAATTGTTGGAGGGATCATTCCGTTAGCCGTATAAACAGTATTATCTAGCATGTTGGCTCTATTTAATCTTACGGCAAATCCACTTTCAGCAATCTCAAATGGCATATTTTCAAGAGGAAGATCGTTTACAAAAACTTCATCAAGACTGTTAATCTTGCGAGTTAATGGAAGGATATCATTTCCTGAGCCATATGCTATCTCAGATGAATCGTAGCTATAAAATTTTTGCTGAGTATAGTTTTCAATAACCTTACGAGCATATCTTTCTGCTTCTATTAAGTCCTGATATGTTCTGCTATTTGGATCGTTGTAATCAGACCCTAAGCCTAGCCCATTAATAACTTGTGAAAGGTCTACATATGGTTTAACGATATCAATATTCTGATCATGAGATATAGAAACTCCCTCTACCTCATATTCCCATGTTGCAATAAGAGATAGTCCAGCCAGCTTTGTGATCTGTGGCGCATAAAAATTATACACACCGATATCTGTTTCTGACTCGACTGCTTCTCCAGAATACAACATTTCTTCGCCATCAAATAAAGATACTACTGGTGCGCTATCTGCCACTGCAGATTCGCCTTTCCAGAATACTCTATGCTGTATTGGTGAATTTGTTCCTATTGATATTTCCATAGTTTGTGTTAAGTTTAGCTATAAAAGTCTTGAACTTCCTTTGGTGTTGCTAAACGAAAACCCTCCTCTAAATCAAAAATTAACTGAGCATCTTCTTCTGACATTGCTACAAACGGATGGGTCTTTGTGAATGTATGATTTGCAATATCATATCTTGCGTTGTCTCTTGTCATTCTTACCAAGACAGAATCTTTATCTACCGTCTTAGGGTCAAACTTTGGAAGAATTTCAATTTCTTCTGTGTCCTTTTCAATTGCCTCTAGTGTGCTTTGATATACGGCCCATGTGACGCCTTCTTCTGATAGAGCTGCAATTACGTCTTTTTTGTTCTTGAGTCCTTCTGTATCTACAGCAAACTCGGTTGCAATTTCTTTAAGTTCGGCTACTTTTAATGTGTCAAATGACATATTTATTTCTCCTCTTTCTAGGTCCTTTAATTATAGCATTGATAAATTAAAATGAAAAGCCCCCAAAATTAATTGGGGGCTCTTCGGTGGTTTAATTCTTAATTAATTAAGAAGCAACCTTAATGTTCTTAACAACGACCCAAGCGTCTGCCTGCTCGACCTGAACACCAACACGAGTATACATTGTGTACTCGATTGAGTCCTTACGTGGCCAGAAGAAGCGGTAAACTGTGATGTCACGCTTGATACCAATAACAACGTTATTTGGGAATGTCAAGTGGATATCACCGTGTGAGCCTGCTGCTCCTGTGTATGAACCTGTCTGTGTCTCAGGAAGAAGTGGAACTTCAACGATTGGAATACCAAATGCGTATGGAGCTACATATCCTGCTGGACCACCAAGAACTGGAACATCTCCACGGATGATGCCTGAAGCAATGTCCTGTGGGTTAACGTTCTGAATGTTCTGTGATGTTGAGTATAAGTAATCCTGGATCAAGTTTGAACCTGATAGGAAGCGAAGGTCTGTACGACGTTGCTTGTACTTACGTGGGAGTGCCTTAAGAGCTGCGTTGAATACTGCACGGTCAAGACCTGTTGCTGTATTTGCGCCCTTGATCTGTGCAGCGTCGACTACGTGGCCTGAAGCCTTAGCCTTCTTAACTACACCATTGAATGACTTGTAAAGTGCATCGCTTGTTAGTGACTCATCACCGTTAAGAATAACATCTTCGATGTCATTTCCTGCCTGTGTTGCCATCAAACGTGCAATGTGATCTTCAAGATCTGCACCTTCAATATTGTCTTCTAGAGACTCTGTTGAAAGCTCCCAGTCCATGCGAAGCTTCTTAGTTGTGAGAGAGATTTTTGAGAAAGTAACACCGCTGTTTGAAGCTGTGTTCTCGCCTTCAGATGCAAGCTTAACAAGCTTTTCTCCTACTGACATACGATCAATCTCTGTTGTGTCAGACTTCATTCGGACAGTACGTGCAACCTTACCAATTACGGTAGCATCGAACATATAGTCCAAGAATCGTGCTGATTGTTCTGGGTTTAGAAGTCCACCATTGCCATTTTCTGAAGCAACGTGAACGCCTGAACCACCAGTTGTTGAGCCAAAGCCAGTTGATACTGTTGTACCTGCTGCTGCAGCCTTTTCTAATAATTCATTACTCATTTTTATTTCACCTACCTTATTTTAGTTAAAGATTTCATTTACGGAACCGAGGAAAGCTCCTGACCATTTTGATTTTGATTTAGTAAAAACCTCAGACCCGCCAAGGTCAGAGGACTTCTTGATTGCTGTGTCGCCTTCTACGGCATCCACACGCTTTTGAACACCATCAATGGTGCCCTTGATTTCTGCAACAGCCTCACTGAGGGCATTGCTCTTTTCTGCCAAATCTGCAATTCTAACATCTACGCTCTTGCTGAAAGCTTCAACAGTCTCTTGGATTGTTGTTACTTGTGCTGCATTTGCTTCAGATGCCTTATTGAGAGTCTCTGAGAAAAAGCCTTTTAGATCGCCTAACATTTTTGCAAAATCAGGTTCATCAACCATAACTTCTACTGCTTCGGCTGCTTTTTCAACGTTATCGGCAGAGGTATCTTCTGTTGCAACTTCTGCAACTTCAGATGATTTGTCAAAAAGATTGACGTTTGATTCATCTGCTGCTTCAGCAACTGGTGCTTCTTCAACTGGTGTCTCAACTTCTGGAGTAACTTCAGCTGGAGCTTCAACAATTGCTTCTGCAACTACTGACTCTTCTTTGCCTACATTAAGTTTTTCCATGTCATTACCTCCTTCTACGTTTGCCTGTTTTGCTAATTGTGTTTCAGGCAACGGTAATCTTGACTTCTTAAATGAAGCAAGAATCTTGTCTATTTCTTTTGATTTGTTAATATCAGAACTTTCTACCCAGCCTATTAGCGATGCTGGCTTTCCTGATATTGGTGATTCAAATGTCTTTTCTGTTGACATAAATACTGAATCACTTTCTTCGCAATAAAAAATGTTTTCTGTTACAACCTCTGTTGCTAAACCTTTGTAAATCATTTTGCCGCCAACTTTCTCTATGGAAAAAATGTTGCATAGCTCGTTTGCTGGTGAGTCAACAATTGATAACTCAATAAGATCGTAGTCTTTAATAAATCTTACTTGCTCTCCAGTTGCTTTGTTCATTTCATTATCTGAGTCATTAATCTTTCCGCCAATAGAAAAACCAGAAAGAGTGCCGTCAAGAACTTTTTCCCAAGTATCTTGTGCACCCTTTGAAATATATGATGTTACGTAAACACCATTGTAAAAATTTTGAGACTTCTGGTCATAGTATGTTTCAGGTTTAAAAGAAACAACTTTACCAACTGCAACTGACTGATGCATCTCACGGAGATTTCCTCTGAAATTTTCAAACGCTTTGATACTTGCTTCCGCTGTTACAACGTCGCCTGTTTGATCTATGTTGTCTAGTGTTGCAAATCCAGAGACAGTTCTGTTTTCTCTGTTTACCTTTGTGAAGGGAACAGATAAATGCAGGTTATCGCCATTGCTGGACCAGTGTGATTTCTCGATGTTCATATGCTTAATTTTATAGGTTTATCTACTCTAACGCAAATAGCAGTCGATTAAACTTATTTGACTTTGGGACCATCGCCTTTCGCATTTCGGCCTTCCCCATTTTTATCTGGGGCATTTTTGGCTCGCTCTTGGTCTCGTGACCTATTGCCTGTGGATTTAGCATTTTGGTCAGCAGCCTGCTGAGGCTTTAATTCTACTACTTCGTCGCCTCCGTCACGAGGAATCATATTCCTTCTAATTCTAACTTCGTTAGGAGTAATTACCTGCATTCTCAAATAGATCTCGTCTATCTGGCTTTGTGTAATTTCGTCAGTAAGGCTGAGCTCGTTAAACTTCAATTCAACGACATCTGTCTTTTCTGCAATTAAATAGTTTAATTTCTTTTCAAGTCTATCTTGGGCTGGTCTACAAACCTGCTCTTTAAATGTTTTATCTGCGTCACGAGCATTTGCAAGAGAAGCACCTTCAGGCAAACCAATCTTATTGATTGGAACTCTGTGGGCTAAAAGGATTTCATCTCTATTTGTTTTACGATAAATATTAAATGAAGACTCTTGCTCTCCAGCCTCAATAGGCTCCATTTTGAATTCAGTTTTTGAATCTGGTGTATCTGCAGGCAATGGAATATAAAGAGATCTATGGTTCTTTCCCTTTAGGCCAACCTGGAAAAATTCAAGAAGCTTTCTTTCTGACTCTGGTGAAAGCTTTGCTCCTTTTACTGTGATAATATATCTTGGCACCGCCTTATTTTCAAAGTAGTCTAAGTTATATCGTCCCGCAAATTCGTTACCCGCAAGGGCTTGCTGAGCAGCAATAATATCTGGCACTCCGTAGTAGTTATTGTTTGGAGTGTACTTCTTTAAATGAATAATTTCGTTTGGTCGGTCTTCTTGGCCAGCAATAGGGCTAAGAGTTTCTAGGTCTCCAAAGTTTCTAAAGAAAACAGCCTTGCCATAAAGCAACTGAATAAATCCGTCACGGAATCTACGCACACGCATTGTTTTAGCTGGTATGTGGCCGATGTAGCCTATGTCACCTGCTGTTGTACGTCCTATCTCAATGTAACCGTTACCTGTAGCCTCAAGGTCTGTGTAAGCCTTTATGAGGGTCTCTGTGAAAGACTCTTCCTCGTTACAATCATCAAGCCATTTATCTAAATTTGTTTTAATTCGATTAATCTTTGATCTTGCTCTATCAAGCTGCTTTGGATCAGTTATTTCGTCCATTGCGTCTTTTGCTTTTGATGTCTCTGCAAATGTATACCCTAGGCCTACAATATTAGAAACCTTTGCATTAATAGCTGCATAGTTATATGTTGACACTTCGTAAATTCTTGATAGATACTCTAGATTATATGTTGGCTCAACTAAATCAAAAAGAGCATATCCGCTAATTGCTTGTTGCAATAAATTTTGCTGTGTGCCTACTCCAGATGTTCCTACAAATGCTTTTGAAAAATCTCTGTTTATCTTGCGCTTAAAATTGCTTCCAAGCCCTCTGAGTTTTTTAATATCATCTAAGCCGATGTTGAATGGATCTTCGTGCTCCTCTGCTTTCTTAAAGGAGAACCAGTCGGCTGTATTTGAAATATCAATTGTTTGTGATTGTGAATCTGACTCGAAGTCTTCTACATATTCAGCTCTCAATGTACTTTACCATCCCTAAGTAGTCCGTCTTTGTAAACACCAATATCTAGTGGGTCTGGAGTAAGACCCCACTTCAATCTTTCATGTTGGTGCTCAAACTCTTCATCGTCAATTTTTCGTCTTCCAGACAAGAACTTGGGCTTGCCTTCATAAATACCGTATGACTGAACTTCTCTTGCCAGCGCATCGATTCTGGAACGATTGTCTTTCATTGATGTTATAGACAAAAAGTTACCGTCGTCGTCGCCAATCCATCTGCCGTCTGGCATTTCCCAGACGTATATACCTAGTCTGGTTTCTTCTACGAATCGAGTATTTTTATTTAATATTTCCATGATGTAACATATCATACCATTATTCCTGGCCCAAGTCCAGAGAATGTACTGGCTATGTACAGAATTAAATAGATACTGCTTCTGGTTGTACCGAAATTACTATGTATGGGGTAGAATCTGTACCAGATGTGGACTCTGCTATTGAAAATGAAGTATCTGAAATAGGCTCTGAATCTATTTCTCTGTACATCAAGTAGTGTTTTGATATCTGATAGGATGAAAGCTCATAGTCATATAGGCCTAGGTTATTGTAGGTATTTGATCCGCCGCTTTTAGAGTCTGCCTGGTTCTGATTAAACTTAAGTCCTTCTTCAACCGCAGATGAGAGTATTACTATTATGTGGTGTGTTGCCCTGTCTACAAAAAACTCAGAGATATTTGAGGCTGTTGTGACATCAACCCCATTGACATATACTGAGTCTATTCCAGACTTGCTTATCGCCCCAAGGCTATCCCACTCATATATTGCGGATGGAGTTGAAAATAAAACATTTTCATCCATATCTGGTGTAAACAAAACCTCTATGGTTTTTGTAGACAAATCTGAGTTTATTGTAAACCCATGACCATTTACCATTCTTAGGCCATTGTTTATATTGTAAGATAGTGCTCTCTTATTGGATAGAGGAAGGGCGTAGTCGTAGTCAGAAGAAACAAAGTACCCAAAGTTGTCTGAGTAAAAATCTTTATCATTAAAGAAATCAATAATAATAGATCTTAGGATTGGAAGATGAAGTGATGTATCTGAAGAGGACATCTCAACCTTTATATATAATACCTCTGCTGTAATTGGCTCATTTTTATTAAAATGCGGAAGAGGGAATCCGTTTACACAGGGAATCCATGTGTCTCCATCTGTAGATGCACTGATAGATATTCCATCTGTATCTGAGTCCCAGTATATCTGTGAGCTAGAAACATTAAGTGTACTTGGAACTGTTATTACATCTGTAAATGTAAATGATCCATCTAAGGATTCGTCAAAGAACAAATAGGATGAGTCTCCTGATAACCTTACTGAGTCATTAATAAACCCAGTCCATCTTATTCTAGAAGGGTATGCATATCTGTATACTGGCTTCATCAAGGAGGCATTCATTGTAAAAAGGTATCCATTGTCATTATGAACAATTTGCAATGGACTGGTTTCTTTAATTCCAGCCGAGTAATGCTTAAATATTTGAGCAGGTAACAGGTTGTACTTATAAAAAGCTACAGCATCTATCATAAAGGCAGATGTAGTAGTTCCAGATTTAAATGAGGCCTCTTCGTTTAAAAATTTATATGAATCAATAGATATTGTGCTAACTTTATTGCCATTTATAAATAAAGACATTGAGCTTGAGGAAAACTGTCCAACAATATGTATCGCCTCGTTTGATGTAACTTTATAGAATACCTTATTTTCGCCTACCTGAAATATGACATTGCCTGATTGATAAAATACGCCAACATTATTTGCCTCGTCTGAAACTATGCCTATTTTTGAAGTAGTGTATTCTGGCATAATGGCCCACAGCTCTATGTCAAAAGAATTGTCTGCATAATACTTGTTTGCTATACCATTAACTGTATAACTTATAACTGTCTCTGGCTCAACAAGGGTTCCTCTTACTCCACCGCTCACAAGTGGCATAAGCTGCATGATAGAAGCATTAATTGCATATCCATGATTTGAGTTCCCAGAGTAGTCGTAAACTGGAAGCCCGCTTAAAGCAGAATATGAAACTCCGTTATCTTTTAAGTCCTGATAGGTTGCAAATATATCTTTAAGGCTGTTGTAAGAGCCAATGTCTCCAGATCTAACCTCATCTAACAAAAAGAAAGATGATGGCTTATCCTGTAAGACCGTGTATTTATATGACATGTCTTACGCCTCTTCTAGTGCTTTTACTCTCGCTGTAAGTTCTTGTACCGCTTTAATTAATGGAGAAATAAACTCTTCGTATCTAAGAGCTTGTTGTCCTTCTGAATCATTTACATCAGATATTACCCAACCACCAAAATCTTCGACGTCAGAGTCATCTACTGCTTGTTTTACCTCTTGTGCGATCAAGCCGTAGTGTGTTCTGTCCCCATCAATCTTGGTATACTTAACTGGGTTTAATCTATTGATAAAGTCTAAACCTAAATCAGTTTCAATTATATTTTCTTTTGTTCTTGAATCAGAGATGACTGTTGCTGCAGTATTCAAATATATGTTTTTCCAGGCTCTGGTTGTTGAGCTTGTTCCTCCATCAATTGGCCCAATAATTCCCAAAGAGTATTGGTTAGTTGAAAGAGGAAACCAGTTAGACGAAACTCCAACTGAGGATGTAATAGTAGTATTTAAACCTATGATTGTTGAAATTGGATTAAGCGAAGGAGTAACTCCAGCTGGCCCCTGTGCGCCCTGTGCGCCTGCAGCGCCTGGCTCTCCTGGTGCCCCATCTTGTCCTCTTGGGATAACAAAGTTTAAAAGAACATTACTTGATGTCCCAGAGTTTGTTACATCTGCATTTGATCCAGGTGCCGAAGTAGTTGTTGAAACAACCTGAATTGTTGCCGCTGCATCTCCCTTTGCTCCTGTAGCTCCAGTACTTCCTGTAGCACCCGTAGGTCCAACCATGGTTGTTCCCGCTGGCCATGCACCAGAAACTTTTGGGCCAAATATTGTTGTTGAAGATGTATTAATATAAAAGTCTCCATCTGAACCAACTTCTGAGCTTGGGTTAGATGTTCCGTTAAGCACACTGTTTCCGCCCATTGCTGTTCCAGATCCCCATGCTCCAGATGTTTTAGGGCCAAATATTGAGTTGCTTACTGTGTTGATGTAAAAGTCTCCATCAACCCCAGTAACGCTTGTTGGGTTTGATGTCCCGTTAAGTACGCTAGTGCCTCGCTCTCCCTGCTCACCTTGTGGGCCTGGGTTAGCCTCAATAAAGGCAGAGATATCCTCTGCAAGAACCCCTAGATCTCTAGGGACATCTGGTGAATCGGAGTAGCTGGGAAAACGCCAGCCGTTTATACCTGTTGTGCTCATTTTTTAATTATACCACCTATTAATTTAATTTACTTCTTTTGAACATGAATGCTGGACACATATACTTAAACCCAGAAACAATCGGTGTTGATTCGTGATAGTAAGGCTTTACTGATGGGAACATCAAAAGGCTTCCTGGCTCTGGCTTTAATTTAATGTTGTGATTTTTAAATATAACATCGCCACCCTCAAAATCATCATTTAGATATAGGACAATTGAAGCTGTTAATCTTGCTTCGTCATCATCATCTTCACAATCAATGTGTGGACCCATTTGTCCACCTGGGTGATACTTTCTAATGGTTATTTCATCTGGTAAAAAACCAAGGTCTTTATCGACTGACTCAGAGTAATCATTAATGCACATCTGTATTGCATCATGAATAGTTGATATAATCAAAAAAGATTCTTCGTCTACAGAACCATCAAGACCGCTTCTATATGCACCCGCTTTAAACTCTCCGAACACATCATCTGGCCTAGTACTTGAAACCCATGGTTCCCAATTACTGAGAGTAGGATTGCTTGCCATCTTAAGATTAAGCTCTTCTATTTTTTTAATAAAAGCATTAGGATTTGGAATTAATTCTTTGTAATAAAAAATCCCATCTGCTAAAACTTCTTTTATCATTCTCTACCCTTTGGCATAGATGGCTTTCCTTCTGGAGTTGCCCATTTTTTATAAAGCTCTTCTTGCTCTTCTCTGACTTTCTTTAACTCTTCTGCCCATGCTTGCTTCTGTTCTTCTGTATACACACATCTAGCATCATCCCAAAAGGATCCGATTGTGTATCTTATTCCGCCTCGAACAGTTGTGACCATGTGCTCTCTTGTATGACCGCCAGCAAAAAATGCTGCTAGGCCAATCTCTGGCTTTACGTCAATGCCATTGTCTTTAAATTTTAAATGACCACCTTCAAAATCATCATTTAAATAAATGAAGACTGCATATTTACTTTTTTCAAAAGCTGTTGGATTTCCATCATCGTCTGAGTTATCTGAGTGATAGTCAGCAAATGCACCATCAATCCATCTCTGTGCATGGTAGCTGACTTCATTAACCTCAAACCCTAAAAGCTCTTCAGTCTTTGACTTAATTTTTTCTTTAAGTTGACCGAAGAAGTCTGGGTCAAGGCCAAATAACTTAAGCCTATCGTCTGTTGGCCAGTATCCCATGGCTTGTGATCCGTAAAAAGAGATCTCGTTCCATTTAAGAACCTTATTGTCTACAAGGTAGTCAAAGTATTTAATGACAGCTTCGCAGGTCTCTTTATCTATAAAATTTTCTACAAGAAAAAATTCATCTCTAATAGGCCTGTCTGTCATGATTCATACCCTAAATGTTTTCTTTCTGAGTATTTCATGTTTTTTGGATTTTCTTTTTCAATTCTATCCCACTCCATCTTAGCCCATCTGTATGCCCCAATGTGTTTTTGGTTAGCTATCCATTCTGGGGTTCCATCAAAGATATGCTGAATAAAATTACGAATAAAGAATTTTTCTCCATTTTTAATTACTCTAACTCCATGGAAATATGGTTCTGTTGAAGGGAATACAAGGATGTCTCCCGCCTTTGGCTTGTATGGATAGTATACGTCATCAACAATAAACTCAATATCTCCGCCCTCGTAGTCATCGTTTATGTATGTTGTGCAAGTCAGCAAAAACTTTGGACCTGGCATATCTCTTTCAGAAATAATATAATCCGTGTGGTATTGCATTGTCATTTCATTTCGCATAGTATCAATGTTTGAATTATATTTTGAAAACGAAGATGTCATCAACTTTGAGGTTGGTGGCATTTGAACATTGTATCTTTCTACGTAGTCTTCAATTGCAGTATTGTATGCCTCGTAAACTCTATCAGACAAATGCTTTTCTTCATCATACATAGGGCCAAACTCTCTAGGCTCATTGTCGTCGTGTTTTTGCTGTGAGTATGTACCAAAAATAGACCATTGGTCCCAAGTTCTTAAGTAGTACTTTCCTTCTGATGTGCGCTCAGATCTCTTCATTATGTCATAAAGATTATCTGCGTCAGGTAGTAATCCCTGATAAATTCTTACATTTGGCAGTAACTCAAATGATGTGTACTCTTGCTTACTTGTCATCCTCTAATCCCAACTTTGTTATTGTCCAGAAAAATGGGGCAGTATATCTAGTCCCACTTGTAACCTTTGTCACTCCATGAATATAGTTCTTGTCCCCAGGGAAAAAGTACGCTGCTCTTGGTTTAGGTTTAAATTTAATATTTTGAAGTGGAAAGAATAGCTCTCCGCCTTCATAGTCGTCGTTTAAATAAAATACAGTTCCTAAGTCATACCATGGAAATTCATTTGGTGTTCCTGCGTCTGGGCCTTCGTGAAGCTCTTTATCTGCATGTGGAAACTGCATTGTGCCTACAGGCCACCTTACAATAGCTGCATCAGTCGGCTTTACTTCAACCTGAAACTTTTCTCTAATATAAGGTGTCATTCTTTCAATTACACGATCTAAAATTGCTACAACTTCGCCTGTTGGATCTGCTTTCAAAAGAGTATTCATTGTTGCTACTCTGTCTTCCCAAACCCTGTGGTCATATATAATGCTTCCATTTTCATTCCATTGGGACTCTGTTACATCCCATACAGTGTTGCTTTTTGCAAAAGTAAGAAGATAGTCTTGCTCTTCTGGTGTCACCATGTCCTCTAGCTCGACAACATTATCTGGTGAATTGCCAAAGTATCCAGAAGGAGTGATAGTTTCTCTTGCGTATCGTGCTCTTTTAGTATATTCCATTTTTTACCTATTCATATTTCTTTAGAGATCGAACGGTTTGCTTGTATGCACCGCCGTCTTTTGTTCTAAACTTTTTTGCCTGAGCATTGTGTCTTTCTTGCAAAGAAACAAGGTCATGAAATTTTGGCTCCATTTTCCACTCTTCTCTTTTATATGGAATTAGCTGAAGGTAAGGAGTTCCTTTTGGAACCTTACCCTCAAAGTCATTCCTTAAGAAAAACGGTATAAGACCTGGAGTATTCATCTTATCATTATCTATTATAGCAGAGGTGGTTATAAACGGTAAATCAAATCTGTTGATTGGATTTACATATAAAACGCTATATCCATCTGGAACCTCTGGTGCCCAATTAGGATACCAGTGGAAGTGTCTGTCTAGGTATCCGTGTGGAACTGGAAACTCATTCATAGGGGCTCTTGACCCAACAAAATCTTCGTATCCTGGTTCTGGTATTGCTATCATCTCACCATTTGGCAGTTTGCTAAAAACAATATCGCATGGGGTTACATAAAAATATCCAGTGATAAATATATCAAGTAAACCTGGGCAAGACTTAAAGCTTCTTACTAGTCCACCTTCAGGGTTGGGCCAGTACTCTCCTGTCTGCTTGTTAAGCTCAAACTTGTCTGCTTTTTTAAACCATTCTGGAGTTAAATTTCTTGCTGGCTTTGGCTGATATTCTTCGCTTATAATGTTGTACAGCCTATTAGAATGAAATTTTATTTTATTGCTCATTTGTTTTTAACCTAATTACCTTTAGCTCGTGTTCACCTATTTTGTTGCCTAGATGATCTGTTGCATTCCTATAAAAGCCAGCCCACTTACCCTGCTGATTAATTCTTTCTGCTGTCTCTCCATATTCTCTTCCATCAAATTGAGCACCGACGTAATCCTTACCGTCGTGTAAATTAATTTCAGAATTATTTAATTCAGACAAAGTAATTGGGAGTATGGCAGCTACTGGTGTATTTGCTGGTATTGTTATAATCTTTCCTGGGGAAGTTATTCTCCAAACAACTGGAATCTCGCCTGAAAAAAATGATGTTGTTAATAGCGTAGTAAATGCTTGAGCTCCATCTATAAATTGATTTGGAACTGGCATAATAAGAGTTGTTGTCTCCAAGTTAGTCTTAAAGGTTAGCCCTGTCCTAAAGCTTATTGTTCCATTTGCTCTATTTGTGTGACAATAATTTTCTCCAGAAAGAACCTTTACATGATCTGGGCTGCTATTAGAAATGCCATCCCATATAAAAGAAATATCTTCTGGAAAAGAAATTCCCCATCCTAGTTGATTTGCAAGGCTTACTGGAAAACAATTGTAGGCGTGTCTATCTACAGTATTTTCCATCCAGTCTCTCTTTACAGAAAGCTGGGATATCTCCCCTGGATTTTTATCAGCCTTATAAACCTCTATTTTATGCATAGCCCTCAGTGTATCTCTTTTCTATTTCCCTATAGTCTGGAGTATGCGGAGCCTCTAAATAGTCTAGCATTGTTACTATTGAATATTTTGTGCCGCTTGTTACTGGAAGCGAAGCGTGAGAAAACAGATAGCTTGAAGGGAAAAGGTACAGGTCTCCTGCTTTAGGCTTAATCTTTAAATTAAATTTATCAAAGTAAAGTTCGCCTCCTTCATAGTCATCATTAATATATCCTACCGATGACAGCACACATATATAAGAGTATCCATGATCTGAGTGTACTTGAAAATGCTGGCCTGGCCCATACTTTACAAAATTAAATGATTCCCAGTACTTGAGTGGAGCAACATTAAAGCGCTGTCTATAATCTTCAACAGGACCTATTTGCACATCTCTTGAGTCTTCCCAAATTTTTTCTAGCTTTATCTGATCTGGGCTCTTGTTGGAATCATCTGGATTGTTTTTCTTAACTTTAAAATCAAAAGCATCTCTATACTTAAGGTCGTTGTTAGCGTATCCCGTTGTAGCCTGCTTCCATTTGTATGTGGAGTGAGGGGAATCAGAATATCCAACCCCTTCTGCATTAGGGTCTGAAGATAGGCATTCTTCTAACCTATTAATTAGATCCATTTCTTTTGTAAATACATTTCTGTAAACAAGCACACCTGGTGCTAAAATTTCTGGCTGGTTCATTTTGTCTCCCTTATCTATATTATATATAATTCTTGCAGTTTAGTCAATCAACTTATCTTTTATAAATCTACCTCTTTTTTTATCTATAGCAACAAGACTTGACTTATATAAGTCTTTTGTCCAAAAGCTTGTGTGAGTGTATCTGTTGCCAGAAGTTATCTGTCTGATACCGTGCATTGTATTTATGTCACCACTGAATATTAAAAGCATTCCAGCTTTTGGCTTAATTGAAAACTCATTATGTTGAGGAAAGAAAAGCTCTCCTCCTTCAAAATCATCATTAAGATACAGCATTGAGGTGTAAAGTTTATTTGTAAATAGCCTTTTATATTCAGTTATATTTTTTTCTTCAAAGAAATATTTGCATTGCTCTGGGACTAAAGATAAATCAATAGTGCTTAGGTCAAAGTTTGGATCGATAAAGTCAACATGTGGCTCTTGAAGATGTGGGTAATACCATTTAACTATTTCCCATAACTCGCTGTATATTTCAAAATCAGGCTTAAAGAAATCTTTTACTTGCTCTTCCATTCTTTCTTGAATTGGAACAACAAATTTAAACAGTTCTTTGTAGTTTTCCATGCCCTCTCTGTAAAGCTCATTTATCTCTATTCTACGATTATCCCAGTGCTCTGCTGCAGACTTATAGTCTTCTTCTGTCTTAAAAGTTTGTCTTTGTCTATTATGCTTAGACCATAATCCAGATTCTTCTGAATATTTAATTAGCCAGTCGCATTCTTCCTTGCTTATAAAATTCTCAACTATTCTACAATGTGGTGATTTTAGGTCTTTTATATTCATCTCAACCAGCTTGCTATTGCGTATCTGGTTCCAGAGATTACTGGATTAACCTTATGCCTATATGCATATGAAGAAGGAAACATTATAAAATCTCCTGCCTGTGGCTTATACTTTACATCAAATGAAGGGAACTCTATTTCCCCTCCCTCATAGTTATCATTTAAATAAAATACAGTTGATGCCCTTCTAAAAGTTGCGCCTGCGTCATCTATGTGTAGATCAAATTTGCCGCCGACATCGTACTTTAGTATCTTGTAGGGCTGATGAACCTTAAATTTAATATAATGGTCTTCTTCATAATCTTTCTCTATTTCAGAGAATGTTTTATTGAAAAGGCTTGAAAAAAACTTAACATAGTCTTCGTCTTCTTCCCTTGAGTAAGCTGTAATATCTATTGATTTTGTATCTCTGTAAGAACTGTCTAGTGATTTGTTTCCGTCATTAGCATCAACAACATACTCTGATAGCCATTCGGCATTTGACAAAGATTCTATTTCTTTAAAAATTTTTGAGCTATCTATCTTGTAGACAACTATTCCTGGCGCTAGTGTACTTTTAATCACATAAACATCCTGTAGTAGGGCCTAATAAACCATTTTGGAGTAATAGGATTTACATGCATCTTCCATATTATTGCAAATGCATAGGTGTCGTTATTAAAATTATTTAAATATGATTCTCCATTTTTAATAACAAATGTGCTGTTTTCATATTCACCATTTAAATATGTTAGAGTCTGACAAAATGTGTCTTCGTCAAACTTAGCATTCTCTATATTTCCATTAATTTTTAAAATTTGATAATAAAATGGAAACACTTTTTCTGAAACATTATGGTTGTCGTATATTATTTGCTGAACAGATAGCCCAGTCTCTTCGACAATTCTAGCTGAGTGCCTATGTATTTTATACATCATCTCGCCATCAATTCTATTTTCTGTCCACAGCTTTGGCTGTTTAGAAAGGTTCCATTGATCTAATGATATTAGTACTTCTTTGTAAGGGTCAAGCAAAGAAGATGGTATGTGTGTGTACATTACTTATACTCTCTTCTTTCCCAAAACTTATCCTTATATACTCCGCCATCTGGCTTTCTAAATATCTTTCTTGTTTTTATAATTCTATCATATATATCGCCAGCCTTGTCTATCTGCAATTCTGATTCCCAATTTTCTCTTTTGAATGGTATTATTTGTGCATATGGGGTGCCAGCTGGTATTACTCCTAGCCAACCTTCAATTAAAAAAAATGGCAAAGATCCTGGCATAGAAACTTTATCTGTATCTATAATCCCAGATGTGTTGATAAACGGTAAATCAAATCTATTCATTGGCGTTATATACAGAGAGCTATAGCCGTCTGGAGTTTTAATTCCCCAGTCAGACATCCAAGCAAAGGATTCTTTTCTATATCCTAATGGCGTGGGAAATCCAGAGAGCGGATGCCTTATTTCACAAAAGTCTTCATATTTTGAATCTTCTATTTTTACATCTATTTCTAAGTTTTCATTAATAAAAAATTCAATATCACATGGTGTTTTTAATACATATCCTGTTGTAAATGCATCAAGTAAAGCTGGACAACCTTTCCATGTTGCCATCTTTCCACCATCTGAGTCTAAAACATATTCATTTTTTTCATTTTTAAAAAATCTATCTGCAATACTATACCATTTTGGAATAAATTTAGATGTTGGCATTGGGCTGCTTATGCTTGACTTATTCAGCCAATGCCTATTAGCAATAAATGTTATTAGGCTTGCTTTCATTACTGTGTCTTAAGAAATGAATTTGTTTTAGCCCCTTGAGAACTAACAACATGGCCTCTGTCTGTATAATCAAGCATTGTAACTACTGAATACTTGGTTCCGCTTGTTACTGGCATGGCTCTATGTGGGTACATAAAATTAGATGGGAATACAACAAGGTCCCCCTCTGAAGGATTATACATTATGTCTTGAAGCCTAAAATATAATTCCCCTCCATCATAATCGTCGTTAATGTATCCTACAAGAGATACAGTGGATGTGTAAGAAAAACCATGGTCCGTGTGCTCTTGGAAATGCTGACCCTCATGATATCTGATAAAATTCATTACTTCCCAGTACTGTAACTCGCTTATATTGTACATTAAACAATAATCTTTTACGGCTTCAGACATTACGTCGTAGCATTGTTGCCACATATCTTTTAAAATTTCAGTTCCTTCATCTGTATTATGAAGGTCATCTTTTCTAAATTTAAAGTCAACACAGTCTCTGTAGTCTGGCTTTTTAAATCCGTATCCTACTGTTGCTTCTCTCCATTTATATGGGTTAAGCGTTGATCCTAAAACAGACTCTATTTTATTTATAATTCCTATATCTTTTTTTAAAAGATTTTTATAAACAACTATACCTGGAGCGAGAATTTCTTTCTCGCTCCAGGTTTTAGTTATAGAGTTAGGATCAATTAATTTAGGTCCTATTGTTGACAAGCTAATCTCTTTTCTTTTAAATATTACTTATTATGTATAAGTAATCCGCTGACAAAGAACCAGTCGTATGGTTCGCAAGAAAGTTGATAAACGCTTGTTGGTGCTTCATTTGAATACTTAATGTCTTCTATAGGGACTTCAGTCATTAGACCGTTTGAGTCTACAACAATTAAGTTTTCTCCAATTTCAGCATAGTAAGATTCTTTAATCTTATACTGTCCGTCAGATGTTTTAACGAATATAGGCTGAGTAAATGTCATTCTGATGTCAGTGTTTCCATTAAAGTACATAATATCTGACTCTTGAGTTTCAATTATTTCAGTAATTGTTGTTTCAACAAATTGTCCTAAAGATAATGCATCTGAATTCCATGTCGAGAACTGATATGAATCTGGTGTAGTTGGATCAATTTGATTGATCACTACAGACTTAATCTTGTCTCCGACCTGTAAGAACTTAGCTGGTACTTGACCATCCATTGTATCTACAAGTGTGTTTTCTTCTACACAAGGAGGTCCAAACCAAGGGATGAAGTAAAAGCTTGGAGGTGCAAAGAACCCTGGGGGCGAGAAGAACCCTGGAGGCGAGAAGAACCCTGGAGGTGCGAAGAACCCTGGAGGTGCGAAGAACCCTGGGGGCGAAAAGAACCCTGGAGGTGCAAAGAACCCTGGGGGCGAGAAGAACCCTGGAGGTGCGAAGAACCCTGGGGGCGAAAAGAACCCTGGAGGGCTAAAGAATGAAGGTGGTGAGAAGAAGGTTGTAATGCTATTTGATGGAGATGATGTTTCACCATTACCGTTAGCATTAGCTGCATAGACTGTATATGTCTGTGCGGTTCCTTGTTCTTGAGATACAGATACTGATGTAGATGCTGTGCTTCCAGATTTTCCGTCTGATGATGCCCAGTAGTATGCTGTTATTGCTGATCCACCATTTGCTGGTGCTGACCAAGACACTACGTCTGTTCCTGCAGATGATGATGATGCTGAAGGAGCACCAACCTGTGCTGGAACCGTTGTAGGTGTTGTGGCGTTTGATGTGGTTGTAAGACCATTACCAACTGCATTAGATGGAGTTATTGTGAATGTGTATGATGTTCCACCAGCTAGTCCTGTGAAGGAAAACGAGGTAGAAGATGTTGTTTTTGTTGTTGTTGCTGGACTTGACACTATTGTATATAGTGTTGCTGCTGGTGAATCGGATGGAAGCGTCCAAGCTAGGTTCGCTGAACCGTTATTGAACGCCCCTCCGTTAACACCAGTGGCAGTAAATCCAGTAACAGCCTTTGGCTCTAGGAAGTTATCCTGAGCTGAAGACTTAATACCGATTTTCTTATTTGCCATTTTTATCTCCTATTTTTTTAATCTAATTAAGCTGAAAGGTCTCCGACAAGCACCCAAGTATTTGCCGCTCTCTTGATGAGAGTTGCTGATGACCATTGTGCACGAAGCTTTAATCCTGGAGTTGCATTTACTGTAACTCCACCTGCTGCTGCAACATCTACTGCGCCTGCTCCCACTCTCAGAACATCTAGGGATGTACCGATTGGGAATGCAACTGCTGCATCTGTTGGAATTGTTACTGTTGTTGCAGAAGCTGAGTTCATTTCAATCATTGAGTCTTTTTCATTGACTGATGAAAGAGTGTAGCTTGCTGTCTTCTGTGAAATTGGTGTAGCAGAAGGAACCTTGCCAGCTAACGCTGTTGTTACAGTAGCTGCGTAGTTTGCGTCATCTCCAAGTGCTGCTGCTAATTCATCAAGTGTGTTTAGCGCTGCTGGTGCTGATGCAATTACTGCATTCACCTGTGCTGTTGCATCTGCAATAGCTTCTGACTTAGCTGTTGCAATTGCTGTAGCCTGTGCTGAAGATACTGGCTTATTAGCATCTGATGTATTGTCAACGTTTCCTAGGCCAAGTGTAGTTGCTGTGACAGCTGCTACTTCTGACTTAAGTGCTAGAAGTGATGTATCTGAAATTCCGTGTACATTTGTTGTATCTGAGTTGTGATCTGATACCTTTGTGTCAGCAGCTGTTGCTGCTGCTGTAATAGCTTCTGACTTAGCATTTGCTGCCTTTGTTGTAGCATCTGCTGCTGCTGCTGAAACTGCACCATCTGCTTTAGTTGTAGCGTCTGCTGCTGCTGTAGCTAGTGCAGTTGTAATCGCTGAGTCACGATCTGCAACTGTTGAAATTACAGTCTGGTCAACGCTAAGTGTTAATAGGTTTCCTGCATCGTCATATACTCTTCCAAGACCGTTTCCAGCAGTAACCTGAATCATTCCTGCTGCTGTATCTTGAATTAGCTCTGCAGCATTTGCCTGAGAAACGTATGTTGTTGATGCGTTGTTAATTGTTAAATATGTGCTTGCAGCATCTGTCTTTGCAAGGTAGTCGGCATCATTGAGTGCCTTATTCTGATAGCTTGCTTCTAGAGCTGTTGTTGTGACGTATCCTTCAATTGAAGCACCAGCTGGAATTGTTACTGTTCCAGTAAATGTTGGTGATGCGATTGTTGCCTTTGTTGCTAAAGCAGATGTTACTGTTGTAGCGTAGTTAGCATCATTAGCTATTGCTGTTGCAAGCTCATTAATTGTATCTAGGGCCTCTGGAGCTCCGTTTACAAGTGTTTGAAGTGATGCATCTACATATGTGCGTGTAGCAACTGTTGAGTTAATTGCAATTGCACCTGTTGTATTGTCGTATGAAATTCCTGTTCCGCCTGAGAGCTTTGCTCTAACTGATGCGTCTGAAATTTGATCCGCAAGGACCTTTGCGTTTGCATCAAGTGATGCTACACCAAAAGCTACACCCTTATCGGCTTCTGGAACATATGTTCCATCAGCTGAGTTAGATAGTGCAGTAACTGCGTTATCTACGTAATCTCTATTTGCCCATACTGTATCACTAATTTCAATAGTAATTGTATTTGCACCATCGTTGTATGTCTTTGTAAGACCAGTTCCAACTACGAGTGCTGAGTTAATTGCATCTTGTGCAATTTCTGTAACTCCTGGGGTATCTGATGCGCCGTATGAAAGTGTATTCCATGCTCCTGTACCATTACCAAATTTAAACTTATTACTATCTGTCTCATATCCCATTTCACCTGCGGCTAATACTGGGTTTACTGAAGACCAGTCTGCTGCCAGACCTCTTCTTACTTGAATTCTTACTGTTGACATTTATGCCACCCCTTATTTTATATTATTTGTAAAGTATACCATTTTTTCAATTACAATTATGCGTTAATTGTGCTTGAGTCAAATGATAGGTCAAACGATGTTGTTGCTGGGGTTCCGCCATCAGCGAATTTAGTCGCTGTTGTGACAACCCCGTTTGCTTGTACTGTATAAACAGGATTGCCATCATAATCAATAGCCAATCCAATATCCATAAAGCTTATTGCACCTGATGTGTCTACTACATCTGTTGTATGTGCCAAAGAGACCCAAGTTCCGTTGATCTGAACCTTGAGCCTTCCTGATGTTTCGTCGAATGCTATTGGGGCGGTGCCTAATACGATGTCAGAATCAAATGTTGCTGTACCAGCTACATTTAACCCATTCTTTACTCTAAAATTTTTATTTACTGTTGCCATTTAAGTTCACTTATCCCCTAATTGTTTATTGTGGGGGATTTTTAAGGAATCCCCCGAAACCTTTATTTAATTATTTAAGAAGTGTTCCAGTTACTTTGATTGTTGAATCATTTACTGGATCTACTCTTAGCTGAACATTTGCACCAGATACTGATGCTGTTATTGTTCCTCTTGATCCATTAGTTCCGACAATTGCGTATTCTGTAATTGCTACGTTATCTGATGAATCTAGTGTTACTAGAATTTCTGATATTTCATTGTTTGTTCCATTGTCAATTTTAACAAGGAACTTACCTGAGCGGAAATCCGCTTTTGCCCACTGATAAGCAGTTACTGGAACTGATCCCAATGATGCTGATGTAGCTGCAATATGCTTAGCCTCATCATTTACATTAATTTCTGTGAATGCTGTTGTGCCGTCTACAAGATTGTCTACAAGGCCATCTGCATGTCCTTCTGCTGCTGTCTGTGCTGCTGAAGCAGATCCTGCTGCATCGTAGTTAGATGCTAGGCTGTCTGCATATCCTCTTGCTGAGGTATCTGCAGCATTTGCTTTATTTGTAGCATCGGTTGCTGCTGCTGTCTGTGCTGCTGAAGCAGATCCTGCTGCATCGTATGCTGCTGATGTTGCAGAAAGTGCTGCTGTGTTGAAATCTGAGATATCTGCTGAATCAAGACCAGTTACAGAAATTGTTGATCCTGTAATATCAATGTTTGATCCTGCTGTTAATGTATCTTGCTTTCCTGCTGCAATATCCTGAAGATCAGAGATAATGTCTGGATTGTCCTGAAGTGCTGCTGCCAACTCGTTGAGTGTATCAAGTGTTGCTGGGGCTGAGTCTACAAGGTTTGCAATTGCGGTGTCTGCATGAAGTTCTGCTGCTGCTTGAGCAAGACCAATTTCTGTGCTTGTCTTGTATGCTGACCAGACCTTATCTGAAGCGCTTGAAGCGTCATTGATCTTGTTGTCTGCATAATCTTCTGCTGCAGACTGAGCATTATTTGCAGCTGTTGTAGCAAATGATTCTGCTGCTGACTGTGCTGCATTTGCCTTATTTGTAGCATCTGTTGATGCTGTAGCTTCTGCGGCTGCCTGAGCATTATTTGCTGCAGTTGTTGCAAATCCTTCTGCTGCAGTCTGTGCTGCTGCTGCAGCGCCTGCTGCATCGTAATTTGATGCTAAGCTGTTTGAGTATGATTGTGCATCTGCAAGAGCTTGATTAGCCTTATTAGTTGCATCTGTTGCTGCTGCTGCTTGAGCCGCTGAAGCAGATCCGTATGAATCAAAAGTATTAGCATTTACTGTAAGGTTTCCTGAACCATCTACATTAAATACGCTGGTGTCAACGGACTTAACAAGAGTCGCTCCGCCAACAAGGTTGAGGATATAGCTATCTCCACCTGTTTCTGTAAGGATGTTTTGGCCATTGATTGTACCTGTGGTACCTTCAACTATAAGGCCAGATTTAATTCTAAAGTTTTTAACTACTGTTGCCATTTATATGACTCCTCTTGTTGCTTTTTATTATGCCTTGATTGCTGTTCTAATAAATCTTACTGATATAGAACCGCTCACAGGGGTGACTCTTAGATTAATTATACCTGAAGTTTCTTCAAATGTATAAGTAAATAAATTATTATCTGTTGTGGAAATAATGTTAGTCTCTGAGACTAGAACATTTGTTCCATCATGTGTCGTTGAGATGTCAGAAGAATAAACATCTGCACCCTTTGTTACCTGTATTTTATAAAATACAGACTTCCAAACACTTTTTGCAAAAGAATCAATTGTTGTTTGATTCTCAATTCCATTTACCTCTAGGTCATTGTTACCGTCAAGTCCTAGCAGCTCTTCTACGTATCCTGAGTTGTTAGTAAGCCCATCTACTGCTGTAGATAGATTGTTTATCTTGTATGTTAATGAATTTGAGTCTGCTGAGTTTGTAACTCCTACTACAGTTTCCAAAGCCTCAATAGCGTCGTTTGCATTGGCATGCTGAGCAGCATGTCCTACTAGCTCGTCTGTTGAATTTGGATTTGTAAGGTTGTCCTTACTTGTTGGGAAAACTGTTGCCATTTATATAAGCCTCCTGGCGGTGGTGCATGTTATCTAATTATATCTTATATATTTTTTTAAGACGGAATAAAACCAGAAGGCAGTCCTTTTATTACACGCTCTTCTAATTCACCAGTTGAGAAGTGTATGCCAGAATACCTTTCAAAATCTTCAAGTGTTCTCTCTGCAAATAAGCCATTTACTGGATCAATCTTGTTTTTAACTATAATCTGCTGAAAGTAAGACTTCGATGCATTATGTCTTGGATAAAATTCTTCTGGAAAGTCGTCCCAAAACAAGACTCTGTCTGGTCTACCGTATCTATGATACACGAATACTTTTCTTGGAGTTACTAGATTGTAACCCGCTGTAAAAAACCTAAGTGCCATAAGTGGCTCTTCCTCAGTAAATGTAACTTCATCTACAAATGGCACAGATTCAATTACTGTTTTTTCAGTAAAGAAAAAGTGGCCAGACAAATAGGGGGAAAGCACATTTGTTTCTGGGTTAGTGTATTGTGGGGTAAACTGAGGAACAAGAGTAGACTTAAAATGTGCAATGTTTGACTCTGACATAAAGAATGTTGGATTAGCCTCACATTCCTGAAGTTCGTCATTTCCATTTTCATCTACTGTATATGGTGGTACATATGCTGTAAATACAAGTTCATCAAAGTTTTGCTTGGCATAGTTATACTCTTTAATTAATTCTGTATCCCACCCAGATATTGATCTCATGTGGGAGTCCATGTTAAGATAGTAGTCTTGGTTGTTATAAAACTTGTGAGAATTCTTCCTAGCAGGCTGGCAACCAATAATTGATCCAGGATTTAATGAATCAACTGACACATTTTTTCTTTTTGATGCTTCTGCTATATTAAAATCTATGTCATCATCCTGAATAGTTAATCCAAAATACACTCTATCTGGAAACTCAGCATTCTTTAAGAAGTTATCTACTGTGGTCCAAATCTCTGGGTCTTTATATGATGGAATATTGATAAATATAGTAGCTTCATTCTGTATCATAAGCAATTCCATTTCTTTTTCTGTTACTGGATCTTCTCCGCCCCATTTATGAATAGGGCATTCTGCTAACTGCAATTTGGTTTTGAATTTCATAAAACAACCACACTTTTTACATTGCTTGGTTGTATTAATAAACTCTGGGCATGCCTTGCATATCTCATATCTTGATTTAGCAAGATCTGGAGTGGCATATTGACTATTAGGGTTTAATAGGTCCCATGGCTTTACTGACATATATATATGATATCATTTTTACTTGTTGTGGACAAGCATGCCATTTACAAAGAACCAGTCATATGGTTCACAAGAGAACTGATATACATTTACAGTCTCGTTTGCCATAAACTCTATCTTATTAACAATAGTTTCATTAATTGTTCCATCAGAATTAACAGTTATTAAATATTCTCCACGCTCAACATAATATGCCTCTTTAATCTTATATTTACCGTCTAGGGTTTTAACAAAAACTGGCTGAGTATATGTCATTCTTGTATCAACATCATCGTTAAAATATAATATGTCAGATTCTTGTGTTTCAATAATATCTGTTATTGTTGTTTCAACAAATTCATTAACGGATAAGTTGTCTGAAGACCATGTTGAGAATTGATAAGAGTCTGGTGTGGACGCATCTATTTCATCAATTACTATAGACTTAATCTTGTCTCCGACCTGTAAGAACTTAGCTGGTACTTGACCATCCATTGTATCTACAAGTGTGTTTTCTTCTACACAAGGAGGTCCAAACCAAGGGATGAATACAAAGCTTGGGGGTGCGAAGAACCCTGGAGGAGAAAAGAATCCTGGAGGAGAAAAGAACCCTGGAGGTGCGAAGAACCCTGGAGGGCTAAAGAACCCTGGAGGTGCAAAGAAACTTGGAGGGCCAAATGCTAAAGCTCCTCCACAGCATGACCAGCCTGAAGGAACATTGTATACATCAGATCCACCAAGACGTGAATAGCCAAGCTCTGAACATGTGTAAGAAGTTGGATTTGTTATTGTTCCAGGACAATCTTGTTTTGTTGGTGTAGGAGTTGGTGTAGGAGTTGGTGTAGGAGTTGCTGTAGGATTTGGTGGTGTTGGGGTTGCAGTTGGTGTTGGGGTAGGTGTCGGAGTTGGTGTAGGAAGCGCTCCTCCACAGCATGACCAGCCGCTTGGTACATTGTAAGCATCAGATCCGCCAAGTCTTGTATATCCTAATTCTGAACATGTAGAAGACACTGGATTGGTTATAGTTCCAGGGCAGTCTTGTAAAGGTGTTGGGGTGGGCGTTGGAGTTGGAGTAGGTGTTGGAGTTGGGGTTGCAGTTGGTGTTGGGGTAACTGTTGGATCACAAGCAGCAGCTGCAGCATCCCGTAATGCAGCCGCATAGGTTGTTCTATAAACTGTTTTTACTGTTCCGTTAACGTTATAAACCGATGTATCTGCAGGAATTCCTGTTGTATTTGTAGTTGGTCCAGAAGCTGAAGGTGCAGACACATATTCTCCGCTAGTACCCTTGCATGTAGATGTTCCAGTGTAGTAAACATATGTTGTTGGGGTTGCAGTTGGTGTTGGGGTAGGTGTAATTGTTGGATCACAAGCGGAGTTTCCTGCATCCACAAGGGCGGCAGAATAAGTCGTTCTATAAACTGTTTTAATGCTTACTGTTCCATCAAGTACCTGTGTATCTTGTGGAAGAGTGTTGCCTTCTGCAACAAATGGGCCAGTAACTGAAGGAGATGCGGAATAAACTCCACTGAATCCATTACATCTAGAGACTCCAGTGTAATAGCTTACTCCAGTTAAAGTAGTGAATTCGACAGTATTCGATGTCCAGGATGTCTCATCAAAATTTGGTGTTGTTCCAGATGCTACAACTTTATACCTATATGTTTCTCCAGCTGTTAGGAATGTTATTGGAATTGTATTAGTTGTTCCTGAGTCATTTCCTGCTGGCAAAGAAGATCCATCTGGGTTTACCCAGTAAAGCTGCCAGCCATTTTGAGTAAAGTTAGATGTAGACCATGAAAGTGTTGCTGTGGTTTGTCCGATATCTGAAACTGATAAAACTACAGTTGGATCAAATGGTTTCATATCTGGGACAACATATTCTTTATAGGCGCCTTGAAGAGGCTGTCCTGTTGCTTGAAAATAAGGGTTGTTTGTGTTTTGTGAAGCAATATAAACTAACAATGGACCATCTGCTTTACCTAAAAGACTTTCAAATGGAGCTATTGATGAAACTAAAGATGTGGTTTCATAAGCAGTTTGATTTTCTACTGAATCAACAATCTTTTCGTTTTGAATTCCTGCTCCTACAAAATAAATTTTAAATTTATTTGCACTTGGAACCCTTAACCATCTTAAATTAACTTTGCTATTTTCTGGAACAGTAGCATCTATATATATTACATCTTGTGGCTTTACTAAATAGTCATTGAGTCCAGCTAAAAGGTTATTGCCATTTACGTAAACTGGTTCGCTATCACCAAACTCATTTGTTGCCACAACTTTACACCTAAGAACATATCCTACCATTTGCTTATCAATATAAGAAGAATTGTTATTTGAACCAAAATCAATCCATGTTGCATTTGTATAATCATTTGAAATCAAGTATGCAGCTTTTTGCCAAGTATATCTGTAAGAGGTTGGTGTATTTGTCCATGTGCCGCTTGTAATTGTTACAAACTGATCTGCCATTCGATTATTATTTTGCCAATTAAAAACTGGAGATTCTGTAAGAACTGGGACAGCAGCCCCAAACTTTTTCCATTCAGTTCCATCGAAAACATAAGATGCCTTTGAATCAACCCATGAAGAACCGTCATGTATCTTGATTTTCTTTAATGGCTTCCATTCGGATCCATCAAATATATTTAAAGGCATTTAATGTCTCCTATTAGTACTGTATGTAAATATCTCCAGCTACTGGTGTAGCTATTGATGTGTATCCTGTAGCAGATGTGCCATATGCAATCTTATTTGCAATAGATCCATCTGAAGAATTATGGTATCCATATTCTTTTGCGTTATCAATTGTTGCATATGTTGTTGATGCCAATAAGGATGTCAGATATAGACTAAAATCAACATCTTCCCAAGAAGAATTTGTTCCGTCTGTTTTTAGATACTTACCCGCATAACCTAGTTGGTTAGGAAGTGTGGATGGCAGCCCAGATAACGATACGTTAGTAAAATCTATTGATCCAGTAAATACTGGGTTATTAGAATTTGCTTTGTCGTCTAAAGCTGTTTGTGTAAGTGTAGATATTGGCTTATCTAGATCTGATGTATTGTCTACATTTGCAAGCTCTACCATTGATTTTGTTATCCCAGAAACAGTTCCTGTAAATGAAGGTGATTCAATCGGTGCTTTTAATGTCAAAATTTCTGTAAGTCCTGCTGTGCTTTCTGCTGACTGTAATAAGGATGCAATTTCTCCGAGAGTATTTAGTGTTCCTGGAGCAGAATCAACTAATGTATCTATAGCTGCAGTAATTGCAGAGTTTCTGTTTGTAACCTCTGTAGATATTGCTGATGAAATTTCTGTTGTTACTGCAGATGCTCTTGCAATTGAAGAAGGAATTCTATCTACATTTATTTTAGAAGATGCGTCCAGGCCTGGGAATCCAAAAGCTGCGTCTCTCTGACCCTCATCAACATACCCATCAAGTGAGTTCTGTAATCCGCTTTGAAGAACATACTTGCTATCTGCATCAGATGTGTTAGTATAGTTATTAAATAAGTAAGTTGACAAAGAGTCAATATTGCTATTAACGCTAATTACTGTATCTGTAATTGTTGTATTAAGAGCTTCTACTGCTCTTGAATTTGTAAAATAAAGATTTTCTGATCCTTCAGCAAGGTCATCAGTTGTTTTGGTTGCAAGACTTATGTCATTTAGCTGTGACTGAACTGCTGATACTGCTCTAGCATTTGTAAAATACAAATTTGTGCCTTCGGCAACATCTGAAGTTGTTACTGCAGCAATTGCAATGTTTCTATTTGTAATTTCTGAATTTATAGCATCAGATATAGCTATACTTCTATTTGAAGATTCTTGATCTATAGCGGAATCTGTATATGAATTTGCTGCCGCTGTAGCAGTAGATATAGCTGTAACATCTTTTAGTTCTGCAGCATTAATTGCATTTAATTGCGCTGCTGCAGCTTTATTTGTAGCATCTGTTGTAGAAATTACAACCGCTTGGCTTTTTGCAGATTCGATAGCAGCATTGATTTCAACAACTTCCGATGCAATTTCTGAAGCAACTGCTTCAATTGCTCTTTCGTCTGTAAAGTATAGATTTGATCCTTCAACTAATGTGGTTGTTGAAAGAGCTGCAAAGGCTGCATTAATATCTGCTGTAATAGAAACGGCATCTGGAAGCTGTGAGGATACTAGTTTGCCAGATGAGTTGAGTGTTGCAACTCCATTTGCCTCGCCAGGCTTAAATGCATAAGATGTAATCTGGTTCCATCTGAGACCATTTCCAATTTTAAACTTAAGTGTATCTGTCTCAATTCCAATTTCACCACTAAGCAATGTAGGGTTAATTGATTGCCATTGAGCGGCTGTATCTCTTCTAAGTTGAATTCTTACTGTCATTTTATGCTCCTCCAGCATCTACTATGTTCTCATAGACTGATGATGCGTTTCCAATATCATTAATTGTATCATTATTATCTGGCCAATACAGAGAATCTGGTTGACCAGCATCAAATAAGGTTAAGCTTTCCCATGTAGGGTCTTGTACTGTACTAGATGGGTCTCCGCCATCTACTCCAACCACTTGTGGCAATGTTATTGCGGGAGATGCAACTTCATTGTAATCCGTAAATCTGATTGGGTTCTGAATATCAATGCTGTGTACTTCACCGTCAAATGTGTGTGTGTGTCTATAAAATGGAGTTGGGTCATTACTTGGTGGTGTTAGCTCAACCCAAACCTCGCCATTATATATGCGTAAGTTTTTGCTTAAAACATTAAAATAGACGTCACCAGACTTAGCGTTATCTGGATCTGAAGCCACTGTAAGTAGATTAAGGGCAACTTTCATTTGACGTGACATTTTTAGCCTACTACTACTACTTTAAATTCTCCAGCTGATGGTGCGACTGCAAAATCAACCTTAATATTATTAGCATCATGTAGCTTAATGTCGGCTTCAACTAGTGCGCCTGTTGCGACATCAAAAACTTGAGCAGTGACATCTAATGATCCTAGCTTATGGTTTACTGTGTATGATGTAGCTGATGTGCCAAGCGTCGTTACTGATTTTCTAACAATTGCATGATAATCTGTTCCATTATTTGTTAATGTCCAGTTATTTGATGTTTCGTTCCATAGAAGCTCTACATCTGCTTCATCTCCACGCTCAACACGAATTCCAGCATCTGTAGTAGGTGTTCCTGTGAAGTTGGTATTAAGGTTTACCTTATTATCTTCAATGTTAATCTGTGTAGTATTTACAGAGTTAACTGTTCCAATAACATTTAGGTTTCCGCCTACCTGTAAGTTACCAACAATTTCAACATCATCTGGTAAACCAACTGTGACAGCTGCATTTGAGCCAGAGTTCGGAGATACATCAATTTGGCCTTCTGTACCAACAATAGTTGCTACATAGTCTCCAGTTGTCTGTGTTGCCAAATCAATGCTAATATTTGCATCGCTAGCATTTGTGAGTCTACCTTGAGCATCGACTGTAAATGTTACTGTCTTTGATGTAGAGCCATATGTTCCTGCAGATACATCTGTGTCTGCTAAATCTATTGTTGTTGTGCCTGTAGAGTCAGAATATGTAGAAACAATTCCTGTTCCACCTGCTACATATGTACCGATAGCATCTTGAATTACCTCAAGAGAACCAGATGTAGATATCCACTCTGTACCGTTCCAGAAGTACATAACGTTGTCTTGTGAGTTATAGTAAATCTGACCAGATACTGGATTTGAAGGGGCTGACCCTAAGTTTTGAATTCTAGCATTGAGTAATTCATTTTTATTAAGATCAATGCTTACTAAATATTTTTTTGCCATTTCTTATCTCCCTTTTAAGACAGGTATGCTGTCCCTGAAAATGGTTGTGCCATTGTCAATGTTAATTTATTGTTATTGTTATAGTCTATACCTGTTTCAAGTATATCCCCTGCGCTTGATTTAATTGTAACGTTTGGATTAAACCCAAGGTTATGATTTACAACCACTGAATATATTCCATCTACTGGTCCAACTATTTGTGCCATTTCCCAGGAATAAGAAAAGTTTTCTGGAGTAGATGCAAGCAATATTACATTTGCTCCCGCCCAACTTGAGTCTTCTGGTTTTGGTCCGTAGAAATCTGATGTGGTACTGTTAAAATAAAAATCTCCAGCGAGACCTAGGTTATTTGATGGGGGCACAGTCCCGCTAAGGATTGTTCGACCTCTTGGACCTTGTGGACCTGGAGAAGATATTATTACCTTGTTTTTAGTTTCTGATACTTTTACTGACTCGGCCATTATATAGTCACCGATCTATTAAGAGTCATAAAACCCTCAAGGAGTTTTATTTTGTTCCCATTAGAATCGATAACCATAACATCGTATGATGACTTAGGATAAAAAAGCTTGTTTGTTTGTGTAGGTGTCATCTTTATATTTAAAACACCTTCTGGACCGTCAATTGTTATACCACCAGACGGGGATGTAAGTGTTACAGCTAGCTTATTGCCACCTTTTGTATCACGAACTTGCATCTTTGCAGATGCACCAGTTAGATCAATGGGCGTAGTTTCATCTTCTTCGGTATAAGTAACCTGAAAGCTGAAAGTAGCATTTTGATCTACTTCAAAGTTTTTTTGTCCTGCCATTTGCCATAGTCTCCTAAATAGGAATACTCCTGTACTAATTTTAGCACAGGAGTATTTCTAATCGACTATATTTAAGCCTTGTTTGTAAAACCGAAGTTTTTGTCGTTCGGATTAAGGGCCTTCAAAATTACTGGCGCTACAGCTGCAATGCCACCCATAATCAGGTCATTTGGATCTGTATTCCCAGTCATGTAAAGAGCAATTGCTGCTGACAAGAATGCTCGCCCGTAAGTTCCTAATGCTGATAGAATCTGTTCCTGCATTGTTACTTTCCCATCTTTGTTTAAATCCGCTTTATCGAATTTAGCCATTTTATCGTCTCCTCGTGGGCGGGTTGCCCATGAATTTTGGTATTACCCAATACTATAATTCTACCACTATGCTGAGATATCCACAAGCTCACAATTTCCATCTGAGCTACAAGCAAGTGTAGCTGAAGGAGATGTTCCATCTTCTGTTTCATAAAAAGATAGATCTTCCCATCTAATGTTAGTTGGCATCTTTGCAACAAGAGCATCATATTCTTCTTTGCTTACCTCTTGGTATGGAGCCTGCTTATATGTATGATCTGAATGCGGAAGGAATGATATTCCAGAAACCTCGTCAAAGTTTTTATAAACCCAAGCTCCAACCTCCATCCATTCATCTTCTTTTACAGAAACTGTAATTGATGGTTTGTGCTCACACCAAGCACGTTGGTATACAAGCCAAATATTAAGGTGATCAATTGCCGTCAAATCGTTTCTTACAATTGCTCCTTCTGGTGCCTTAACTGGAAATGAAAAAACATATGTGTCGTTTGGTTTCATAACATCATCTTCTACTGGAATTCCAACTTCCTTTAAAAATGTAGAGATTGGATCTCCCTTTGAGCCACGAACTGTGCGAATGTAATATGGTGAATGCCATGGGTGCATTCCTGAAGACACTCCTACTAGCTGAGATACTGTTCCAGAAGGCTTTACACATGTGATAGCAGCTGATTCGGGGATTCCAATTTTCCCAGATTCTTCTTGATTAATTTCTCTTGCACGATCACGCATTGACATCAAGAATGCCTCTAATGCAATAATATCTTGCTTGCCAGACATGAACTTGTGTCCAAACTGTCCAGTTAAAGAAACACCTAGCAACCTTTCTTCTTCTGTATTGTCTTTCCAAATTTTGCGAAGGTATTTAAAATCAGTTAGCGTTGACTGCCATGTTCCAAGAATTGTTGCAAGTTCAACTTTACGCTTAATATCTTCTTTTGTATCATTTTCACGTAATACGACTTCTGAAAGATTACAAAACTGGTAAGGACGTAAAATAATTTCTGAGCATGGGTTAGTCCCGTAGTGTATATCTGGATCTCTTCTTCCAAACTTGGCTGCTTGGGCTTGAGCTGCGGCCACATTGTATATACCTCGTTCTCCTGACTTGGAGTCATATAAAGATTTCCATTCTGCAATAAACTGCTCCATCTCTGGTTTGCGTGAGTATGCAACAGAGTTATTTGATAAAGCTCTTTGTGGACTATTTTCCCACCAGTTTCCTGCCTTTGCTTGCGCCATCTCAATATCATTAATGTTAGACAAAGAAATCATTGCTGAGCGTCGAACTCCTCCAACTACAACAACTTCGCCAATCTTGCACATGATGTCATGGCACTCAATTGGCTTTAGGTTTCTTCCTGCTGCATTCTTAAACTTTGCAATAGTAAAATCAAAAAGATTAATAAGTGGTTGTGGTCCAGATGATCTTCCGCCCATTGTCTTTAGACGTGCACCTGCTGGTCTTACCTTAGAAACATCAATTGCTGGAATATGACCAGTCCATAGGAGGGCAAGTAGCTCACGGTATGCCTTTGCCCAACCTTGCTTTGAATCCTCTACAACAATTACTGTATCTGACTTTTCAAGTTTTTCTGGGACGGCAGGAAGCTTATTAATATACTTATACTCAACAGAGAATCCAACTCCAGTTCCACACATCAACACATACATTGTTTCATCAAATGAGCGAGGAGAATCAACTGGTAAAAATGCACAATTGTACCCAGCTACATTATCTCTATCCAATGCTGCTCCAGATGTCATAACTGATCTCATGGATGGCATAACATTTCGTTCAAAAACAAACTCTTTTAATTCCGCAACTAGCTTTTCATTTGGAATGTAATTATGATTTAACTTTAAATGATTAGTCATAAAGTCAAAATATCTATCTACTGTTTCTCCCCATGTTTCTCTACGTCCTTCTGATTCTACCCATTTTGCATATCTGGATAAAGCAATAAAGTTCTCATATGGATTTTCAATAGTTTGTGACATTTATTATACGACCTGTTCTCCGCCTTGCGGTGTAATTTTTTAGATGAAGTCCTAGTGTATCAAACTTTTATTTAATGGTCTAGCGTTAAAAAAACATTTTTAATATATCACATTGTGAGATTTACTTTTGGTTGACTGGCTTGACACGGGTTTGCATTTAATGCTATTCTTATAGTTCGTTATCTCTATAGGAGGAAATGCCAATGGAGAATATAAAACAGCAGTTTAGCGATTTAGTTCGTGACTGGACGATAATAGCAATGGCAACATTGTTTTTATTTTCTGGACCACAAGCAAGTGCTTTGACTGTAGTAGAACCTTTAGTGAAAACTGAAGCCCAATTAAAGCAAGAAGTCTTAGATAGTTTTAGTAAAGAGATTTACAAGCCATCTGAGATGCTTACAGACGAAGAGTTAGTTTTACTACTTGAATCTGTAGGATTCGAAGGGCTAGGCCTTAAAAAAGCTTGGTCAATAGCAAAGCGTGAATCTAATGGAAGACCGCTTGCATATAACGGGAATAGGAATACAGGAGATAGTTCTTACGGACTGTTTCAGATAAACATGATTGGAAATCTTGGTCCCACAAGACTTAAGAAATTTGATCTACAGAGTAACAAGGAGTTATTCGACCCAGTAACAAACGCAGAGATAACGTACTATATGACCGAAGGCGGAAGTGATTGGTCGGCTTGGAAGGGTATGACCCCAAGAGCACAGGAATTTTATTTAAAATTTCCGACAAAGTAAAGGAGATGGGATGAGGATACAATATGTATCAACTTACATCTCCATGTCAAAAGATGGATTGGTTGAAAAGCTTTTATGCCCAGTAGACCAATCTTTCCTTTTTTGTAATCAAGATTTAGAAGATAACATATTCCTATACTGCCTTGAATGCAGTTATAAAAAAGATTTGGGCGTAGCGACTTACGCAAAGCTTGCTTTAGCAGTAGAAGCACAAAATGTGCGATAACGAAAATGCGGTTCAAAATGAATCAGAGCCAATTAGGGTTACTGATGCAATGGGTAGAGAGATGTTTTGGTTAGATGCAGGAAGACCAGACTAAAGAAGACCAGGTAGAAAACAACTTGGAAGATAATTTGCCTATGGTAAATTATATTATGATGCACAGAGTGTACGACATGCTAACGCTTATAGCCAATAAGGTAGTTGGCAACGAAGACACTCAAAAAATGATAGACTATCATGATCAGGGGTATTTATTAGGACCTGCCCCTTCATTTCAACCTAGTGAGGAATAAATATGGAAAAAGAAAAAGTAGTACTACTAATGCTAGAAAAATTGAACAACGATACACGATTTGCTGGAGTTTCTAGCGGTGCAGATATTGCAGATGTAGAACAGCAGATTATCAAGAACCAGCCATTCTTGCAATGGCAAATGGGAAACATGTACGACCTTCTTCTTGAAAAAGGCGTAATTAAACCTTGACATTGTATTTATAATACCTTATACTTTTAAGGTGTTGGTCGAGTTTTGCTCCCAGTACATAAAGCCCTATTCGGATCCGCCTCTGAATGGGGCTTTATTATTTAGGTGGTATAATTATAATACTATGACAAGAGACCATTTTGCAAAGGCAAATAGGAATTCTAGATATCAAAGTAGCTTCTATAAAAACAGCGAATCTAGAGAGGCTAAGGCTGAGCAAAATATAGAAAATTTTTTATCTAAAATGATAAATAAGACTAAAAGAATATTTGGTAGAAAATAATGTTTACGGATAACGAAAATTTTGAGCAAATAGCAGATCAAGTTTGGGTCTGGAGAAACTTTGTAACCGAAGAAGAAAATGAGTTAATAACTTCTTTGATGAGAGAGCACGAATCACGATTTGACGACAAAGACGAAGCATTTAAATTTGAAGATCAGGCCATCGATTGGTACAAAGACAAGACTGGCCCACTAATGATTGAGCTAAAGCCAATCTGGGACAGAATATCAGCATCTCTATATCCTGAGCACTATATCCATCCACAGCTATTCGTTAACGTAATGCGTCCAGGCGATGAGGGAATGTTCGTACACGCAGACAGCCCAGGGATGAACATGGAGCACGAGTTAACTCAGCTAGACAGATGGAAGACTTGCTGCAGATTAAGCCATGGAATAGTAACATACTTTGGCGACTATACAGATGGACAGATCTTTTATCCTAACATTGAAAAAGACGGTACTGTAAAAGAAAGACCTGGAGACCCATTTGATTGCCTAGAAGTAGATGTCAGACCTAGAGATCTTGCAATACATGGAGCAGTTCATCCATGGGAGCACGGTGTAAGAAAGATTACATCTGGAACAAGATATGCTTATTCAAACTTCTGCATGGAAAAAGAGCATGCTCCAGGAACATATGAATTATTTGATCCGAACAAGCATCCACACATGACTGATAGAGCAGAGATTATAGAATGGGTTGAAAAGGTTCATCCTGAAACAACATTCTGTAAGAAGAAGTGTATCTGCGGTCAATCAGGAGATCTTCCTTATTGTGACAACACACACAAGATTATTAATAAGAAGAAACAAGAAGAGGGCAATTCGGACATTTAGTGCGAAAAGTGCAAAAGTGAAAAAATTGAAGTGCGGCGGCGGAAGAAGAGCCTATTTTAATCCCATGGATCATTCTTAGCAAACTCTGCTATATATCGATCATCTGAGCTATATTCATATATTAGATTCATTAGTAATAAACAGTCAGAATGGGATTCTAAGTACCATATGTCACATACCCCTGAACTTGCATTCATACAAGTCTCTAATCGCCTCTTAAGACCTTCTGAGACCCATTCTAGCAAACACTCTGCAATGAATCTGTCAGCTTGGTAGTAGTTGCATTCCTCATATCGACGATTTTGCAGATATTTAGCTAGTTCGTCTCTTTTGTCCGAATTGTACATGTTGTACCCAATCTACGATAGCCAGAGTATTGACCTAGTATGTTTCTTGATCGATATCTTCATTTAGGTCGAAATCAAAGATTTCTACTTGTCCCGCCCAATTTAAAAATTTAGACAATGCAACTCCTGAAAGGATTGCTATCGCAATTAGCATAATTAGAGCTAAGATTTTTTTCATTTTTCTCCTTTGTAGGGATACTGGGATTTGAACCCAGAGTCGATTGTATATAAGACAATTGCTTTAACCAGATTAAGCTATATCCCCTAGAACATATATATCTGCATTAATATGCCACATATATGAACTAGGATAGCTACGATGCCGATCCAAAGTATTGTCTTCATTTCCCGCCTTTAATTAATTTCTGAATGCACTCTACACAAAAATTCTCAAGAACTCCTTTAGAGTTAAGTCTTTCTACATATTTTTGATTATCACAAAAGTTACATTTCATATTATTATTATACCATAATCTTAGTCAACTAGAATATTACCTAACTATGAATTTCTTACTTAGGTTTCCTAGGCTTGCAATTTCTTCAACTGAAGTATAAATATTAGCCTGATGCGAATAGGTTGCAAAACATTCTTTTCTAGATATATCACGTTTTTCATTTATTTGATCTTGAGTCATAAATTCTGTTTCTTTCTTGTACCAATTAGGCATAGGTGATTCAACATACATTCTTATAAATACCTTTTCGCCATTCTTAGTTCCATATACACCATGATAGTGTAATGAAGAGAAGAACATTGCATCTCCCGCTTCTGGGAAATACTCTACTGGCTTATCTATTTCATAATATTCTACGCCATTATCTGTAAACTTTCTTTCTGCCGTTTCCATGTCTATAAATGCTAATCCGCCACCTTCAAAGTCATCGTATGGATATACGTTTAATGTAAATGCATGTGGAGAAGATCCCCAAAATGGAGTTCTGTCTACGTGATATCCATTAATAAATCCATCATCTCCAAAGCTATCTGAATAGTCTACAAGAAGTATATCTGCAGATCCCCATCCACCTGAATTTACTGCTTCTTCATGTGTTGCTGGTATATTATAGTTTGGTTCTACATCCAAAGACTTTAGGTAATCCATATCAAGATAATTGTCTTTGTAGTAGTTAATGCATTGAGTATATATACTAGCGAGCTCTTTGATAATCTCTCCAGGCTCGTTATCCAAGTCTCTAGTTTCATATGGATCTAGTGTAGACTTATATCCTGAGATTCCCCAGTCCATCCAGTCTGTAAACAACTCATGCTTGTCTACTTGAGATCTCTTTATGATGTCGTATGTTCTTTTGGGATCTTTGAGTACATTCTTGAATACAAGAACACCCTTAGTTAATTCGAATGAATCAAACACCTTTAATCACACAGACTATTTGATTGTTATCTCCACCGTTGCCTATTTCTTCTTTTGAATTGAATACTCTGCACTGCCAGCCAAACTGCTCAAATCCTTCTTTTTCTTTTTCTTTTAGGAAAGCTTCAAATTCTGATTCAGACATGGATTTTTGCATATTTCTGTATTCTTCTTTAAATGTTGCAGTTAAAAATTGACGAACATAAAACTTGTTCCCAGTCACTGGAGTTACTGCATGGAAAACATCTGTTCTAAATAGAAGTCCATCCCCAGCTTCCATTTTGTATCTTACTGGTTCATCAATCATTAGACATTCTTTCTCAACCCCATTAGCATCTGTGTATGTTGACTTTTCTGCATCTTCAGTATTGATAATTAATATTTCGCCACCCTCGTAATCGTCATTTGTGTAGATATTGAAATTGAATATATGTGGAGTTCCGCCGAACCAAGGTCTGCGATCCTGATGATATTCCATTGATAGATGTAGTGACTCGTCAGTGTTTTCGGACTCAAGTATAACGACATCTGCAGAACAATATGTTGGATGTCTTCTTGCTTCACTCATTGAAGTTGGAATATTTGGATCTTCGCCAATTAGCTCAAAATATTTTTGATTAAAATAGTTTTCTTTGTATATCTTGATAGCTTCCCAGAATACATCTAGAAATTCTTTTAAGTGCTCAGCACCCTCTGAAGTATCATTTACATATTCAGGGTTCTCATATGGATAGGCTTTTGAATATTGACCCCATGGTCTCCAGTCCTGCCAGTCCCCAAACCATTTGTCTTTATTAGTTTTTGATCGAATTACAAAGTCTTGAGTTGCAGCTGCGTCTTTCAGTACATTCTTAAAAAGAATTACGTCTTTAGTTAAAAGTTTATGTTCCATATTGCTCCTAAGCCTAGAATACAATTATATCATCCAGATATCCTAGTTGACTGTAATTTCATATATAGTAGAATGTTAATAAAATATTTTTTTGGGTTCTATCACTTGATCTTAGGTCTTAGGTCTTACTATATATTTAATATTTATTATTTATTGATTTACTGACCCCCCGACCCCCCTAGAAAAATTATACTATTTCTATTTTCGATGTCAACACTTTTGGAATTTATAAAAATGTTAATATAGATTTTTCTTGTATGATACACATATTTAGCAAATTCGGACATTTAGGATAGTCCGCACATATCAGGCGTGATTAAGTGGTCAATGTGATGCACCTCACAAAGTATTTTGGCAAGATGTCCCTAATGTCCGTTTTGCGAGTTGATATTTGTCAGACCCCCATGTTAAGATTTATATATAAAGAAAAACAAACGAAAGGGGTCAATATGACTCAACTAACCGAACAACTGTTCAGCACTATCGTGCATGACTTCCACAATGGTGGAGTAAAGTCCTCATATGGTTTAGATACCTACACACGCAAGGAAGTCCTTGCCTACCTTATCCGCTCTAAGGGTTGTGAGTGTATCAACTGCCTGTGAGGTATCTCACACGACACGACCCCCTAACCTCCCCCTATTTGTCCTACCTATCCGCTACAATTACAACATAACGAACTAACGAAAGAAGAAAAACATGTCCTACGCTTACTCATACGAAACTAACTCTATCTCTAAGTGGGATACAATTCAGGAAGATGTTGCAGACGCTTACTCTTACCTAGATGAAGAAACCGAACAACCACCCGTTGATGATTTTAATGATGAAGATGATGAACAACTAGCCAAACTATTCGCACTAACATGGGAGAACTAATCATGACTATCACTTACTCAATTTGGCAAGGTGGGCGCTTGCTTTCTATCGACAACATGGCAAAAGATGTAAAGGAAATCGATACACTAATTAAAACGCTAAACGATAGCGACCTAGGAAAACGCACTAAGTTTTCCGCTAACATAATGACTCTAAAGGCTGGTGAATAATGATAACTCTACAATGTCGCACATGCGACGAAGATGTGTCTAGCATGTGGCTAGATGAAGATGATGTAGTTACATGTGAGGGGTGTTGGTAATGACTAGACTACTAACCACTATCGTGCAATTAGGTATTGCTATTCCCGCCCTAATCATGTTGCGCCTTGTAATTAAAGACCTTAGAGAGAATGGATTAAATTAAATGATAACTAGAAAACACTACATAGCCACCGCCGACATACTTGCATCTTATAAAGATTTAATCGGAGACGAATTTACTTTCCATGATCTAGTTGATGAATTTGCGGGCATGTTCGCAGAAGATAACCCCGCATTCGATGCGGATAAATTTATAACCGCTTGCAATAAATAAAAATAAATAACGGCGTGTCGGCTTGACAAAATCAAGCTGGCCCGCAAAGGCACGGGGTCGGGCGTGTCGTTACGGCATTGTTATAAAACCCCTGAAAATTTACGGCGTGTCGATTTGACAGACAAATCGGACATTTGCATGTGACCTTTATCACATGACTTGAGCGTCTCACATCATGGACTTACTGGCTAGTAGGTAGATAAATGTCAGTCCCCTAATGTATAATGTCTACTATAACAACAACGAAAGAAGGTCACTCATGAACCTAGATGAATTCAAGGCGCACATCACCGCCACCCGTCAAGCAAGCAAGGCAGAAGCCTTGTCAGTGCTATCTGCTACAATTACCAAATCAACAACGAAAGAAGGCAACTAATGTCAGCAAATGTCTATACTGTAGAAAGTCTCCTAGTGGGAAAAATGTATTACTCAAATTCTGTAAAGGGAGAAATTATCTCCGCAGAAAAAAATGATGATGTCTGGTATTCCGACTCAGACACTTACAAGGTGCAGGTGCGCCCTCTAAATTCTTTTAAGGATACTTACCGCTATGTAGCGGTGAAGGTCGGTGACTAATGACTTTAACAATTTACAAAACTGAATTTTATGAAATCATAGACGAGCAACACTTTTGCTGTGATGAAAGTCAGTTTAAATATTATTGCTTAGAACACTCAGAATTTATGGGTTGCTATTTTTGCGGATTTGACTACGAAAAGAATTGCGAGGAACAACACTAATGGGATACATCGAAATTTTTCGCCTTGATGATGAGGGTGCTGGCTGGGTTGATTTATCCGAGGCTACTCCTGATGAATTATTTAACATAGAACTAGGCTTGCTTAATGAGGGAGCCTTGTTCGATACCCCAGAAGCAATTTAATTTGTCAGACCCCTCTGCTACAATACTCTAAACAAACAAACGAAAGGGAAAACCTATGTATCAAATATCTGTTTCATACGATAGCAAGCCTATCCATTTTAACAAGAACTATGCAGACGCACTAGAGGCGTTCACCGAATTTAATAAGTTCACCGACTGGGGCTGGGCTAATGAATACGCCACAGTTAATTTGCAAATGCCAACAGGCAAAATGTATACACGCATTTTTTATCGTGAAGGTCGAAAGGTCGTAACAAAATGATGACTCGTAAAGATTATGTTTCAACCGCAGAAATTCTAAAGTATGCAAGCGATAAAACGCACCCCGCTTTATTTTCTAAAATCGTAAATGATTTTGCTGAAATGTTTGCGAAAGATAATCCGCGTTTTGATGTTGTGCGATTTCACGAAGCAAGTAATTACAAAGTAAAGGTGGGAAAATAAATGCAACTAGTTGAAATGTTTGTGTGTGATAGTTGTGAGGATTTTGGTGCGGTCTACATTGAAGGAGATGTGTTAAGTGTTAAGAAATGCAAATGTGTTGAATAGAATTAAGCGTGTTCAGGAGTTGCGGAGATCAAATGCCGCAACCCCTGTTCGCAATAAGAAAAAATACACACGCAAGCGCAAGCATAAAAATTCAGAGCTTTGAATATTTATGCAGGCCCCCTCTTTTGTGGGGGCTTGATGTGAATTACGACACATTTTAAAAACGCCTGAAAATTTGGGCGTGTCGATTAGTAAATGTCAGTCCATTCTGCTATACTTGCCATTCAACCAACGAAAGAGGTCCATCATGGAACTATTTACAGTATCTTGCTTAAACTATGAAATTTGTGGCGACCAAGCAACCTTTGATTCCGTTGAGGAATATGAAATTTATGGCGATGACTATATGTGTGCAGAATGCTACGATTCTGAAGAAATGTCATTCTTTGGCTGGGATATGGATAGCGATGCTCTTGCCTCTGCTGGCCATGGAATGGATGAGGATTACTAATATGTCAGAGGTCCAAGATATAATTACCCCCATGAAACTAAAACGCTCTAATGATAGAAAGGTGGCTAACCTTGTCACAAAAAATGGAAAGCAAGCCGCAATTGCCAATACATTCGGATTACCTGCAGGAAAGGCTTATTCATGTCCTGGCGCTACGTCTATCTGCGAAAGTGTTTGCTATGCAGGCAAATTGGAAAAGCTCTTCCCTGGAGTAAAAACTAATCTATTGCACAACTGGGAATTGCTACGCAATGCCGATATGGAAACTATGTTCTCTCTTCTTAATGAAATGATCATAGAATTCAAAAATGACTGCGATAAGAAAGACGCTCCTAAGTTATTCCGTATCCACTGGGACGGAGATTTCTTTAATGATTTCTATACATATGCCTGGAAGAATGTAATCAATGAGCACACCGATGTTCAATTCTGGGTTTATACACGTGTAAAGTCTGCAGCGCTTATTCTTAAGGATGTATCTAATCTATCTCTTTACTATTCTACCGACGACGAGAATAAAGAAATAGCATTCGATTTAAAAACTAATTCCAAGGTCCGCCTTGCTTATCTAGGCAAGACATTCGCCTCAACCGAAGACACAATGAAAGAATTAACGGGAAAGCCTGGCGCTAAGTGTCCTGAGAATATGAAATCAATTCCACTTATTAGCAATGCAGGGTCCGCATGTGTATCTTGTGGCCTATGTGTCTACGGTAAAGCGGATATTAGATTTTCTGCGAGTAAAAAATGATAGATGTAATTGGAGCCGTGATTGCAATTATATTAATTTTATTTTTGTGCTCACCAATTGTACTGGCCGTGTACATGTGGAATGCAGCTAAGATAGATATCGATAATGACGGAGTAGAAGATCTCCCTAACCGTTGGTGACGGCGTGTCGAGTTGACAATTGTCAGCTCGGCCCGCATATGTGAGGGGTTATCCACAGGCTTACGACAGTTATCCACAAGCCCTGAAAATTTGTGATTAATCTCACAAAAGCTGCGACACGCCGATAGCATCCCACAAAATGTCAGTGGCAACCGCTATAATACTCACATACCAACAACGAAAGGCTACAAATGACCAAAGTAGAACACTCTCTCAAATTCGTTACAGAGTTTGATGAAACACATCCAACCGCTCAACGATTTTTACAATTAGAAGCGGATGCACAAATTGCTATGCTAGAGTCAATGCTTAAGGACTTGCTAGTAGATGCAATTCAACCAGTAATTGACCACATTAACGAAGGTGGCTCTTACGCAATTCTAAAGGTGGCTAACTAATGGGATACACGACAGCACTATCTCTTGCAGATGATTTATCATTAGAGGCAGGACTTGCTTATCACTTACAGGGTAATCATTACCCACCCGTTCCCGTCTCTATGGTGCAACCTTGCATAGATGCTATTGATGCGTTTTATGATGAGGAGTATAGCCGAGAGATTAATCTACCTGAAGGTATTTCATGGCGTGGGCAGAACTCTTGCCCTGCGTCTGCAATAGTAGATGCTCACCACTTAGAGGCTTGGCTACCTCAATACGAGGATTAGGGATCAAAACCAGGCGTGTGAGTTTAATCACACGCTTGGTATCTCAAATAATAAGATAGGGCTTGATAAATGTCAGACCCAAATGCTACAATACTACCCTACACAGAAAAGAGGCAAAAATGACAATAGATAATCATCTCTATAAGGTTGGCGATTTATTCACCACCCTAAAGTCAAAAAAGACAGGTGTGATTAAAGAAATCCACCCACAAGCATCTGGCTCGGTGCGTGTGCTACTGGAAATGCCAACAAAGGAAACTCGTTGGACTTCAGTATCGGCTAAGACCCTTCTAGGCGCATAACCTAGAACGAAACAGGGACAGTTTAAGAGAGTGTTCTCGTCCAATGTCGTAAGTAAGAACTCTCTCCCTTCGGGGAAATGTCAGACCCCCCTGCTATACTATCCATAACAACAACCAACCAACGAAAGGTAACAAATGTCCCGTCAAATCACAGTAAAGGTAGCAACAAGCAAAGTAATCAAGGCACTAGAAGGCACTCTTGCTAAACTAGAGAAGGATTACGCTTCACAGGAAGCAAACGAAGCAAAGTATCAGAAGGCGCAAGAAGCGTGGAAAAAGGAAATTGGAGATTGGGCTATCAAGAACTTCTCTAAGGCAACTAATCTCCGCACATCTTATCGCTCTTGGAACAACACTCTCAATGTTGATTTTGACATTGTAACAAAAGAGTCAGCGTTCCCCGTAGAACCTGAAAAGGACTTTGAGGTAATTCATCAGCACAGTTATCGTGAGATGAAAGAGGACATTACAAATGCTCTCACTATCTTAAAGATGACAGATGAGGAAACAGTAAATGCTTCTACAATGAAGCAGATTGCTAAGTATCTCTAAATAATTTGGGGGGCAGAACTAAAGTCCTGAACCCAAACGACCTGAGTAAGTCGCCAAACTGCTCTCCCTTCGGGGACAACTACTAACAAAGGTAATACAATGGCAAATCGTTTCAGAGTAGAAATCTACGATGCAAACAAACTTAATGACATCACGATTTATTCGGATCAAGGTGTCGATAAAGAATATCTAACTGAATTAGTATTCAGTAATATCAGAAACTTTAGCGGAAAAATAAATGCTTATGTTTTTGATAATGTAAAGAAAAAGAAAACAACTGCAATGTTTCTTGATGAACGCACAGTTGAATTTAATAAAAATATAATTCGGAATGCAACTAAGGTAGAGTTGGGGAGTTAATCCCCAGCTCGGCCCCTGCTTTTGAGGGGTTATCCACAGCGTTACGATCACCTGTGGAAAACCCTGAAATTTTGTGAGATTACTCACATGGATCAATTCGGACATATTTCTAATAAGATAGACAAATGTCAGTGGGGTCTGTTATACTTACCAAATCAAACAAACGAAAGGTAAAAAATATATGGCTCACAATCTCGAAATGGAAAATGGCGAAGTTGCTTTCGCTCTCCGTGGCGCACCTGCTTGGCACAACCTTGCAAATCGTATCTTCACAAAAGATGAGGAAGTTACAACTGCCTCAATGCTTAGCGAAGCAAAGTTAGCAAATTGGAATGTTCGTTTATCTCCAATCACTGACCATATCTCAGAATCTTGGAATGATGTATCTAACGCATCTCTTGTGATTCGTGACAACCCATTCAATGGTGGAACTGATGTTCTCGCAACTGTTGGCAAGCGTTACAAGCCTGTTCAGAATGAAGAACTATTTGCATTTGCTGATGCAATTCACGATGCCAATGCTGATTGCCGTTGGGAATCTGCGGGTTCTCTTAAGAAGGGCAAAGTTGTATTCGGCACTGTAGATATTCCTCGCACAATGGTTCTTGACCCACAAGGCGCCAATGATGAGACAAAGTTATATCTAATCGTATGGACTTCACACGATGGTTCTGTTGCTGTTCAGGCAGCCGTTACACCTGTTCGTGTTGTATGCCAAAACACTCTTAACCTTGCAATGAAGAATGCTAAGCAATCTTTCAAGATTCGCCACACGCAATCTGTTGAAGGTCGTATTCAAGTTGCTCGTGAAACTCTTGGGCTTGCTCTTGGCTATTTCGATGAATTCGAAACCGAAGCACAAGCACTATTTTCTCAAGCAATTACCGATGCTGAATTTTCTAAGTTGATTCAGACAATTTATCCAAAGCCAGAAAAAGATGCTAAGGGTGCAATTAAAAAGTGGGAGAACAAAGTTGTTCTGCTTGATGATTTGTATCATAACTCGCCGACTAACGCTAATATCAAGGGAACAAAGTGGGGCGCATTCAATGCGCTTACTGAGCGCCTTGATTACTATCGTTCAGGTCGTGGCAATGGTGAAACTCTTATGGCGGGTGCATCAGGATTTGACCCTGTTCTAACTGCTGAGAAAAACAAAATCAAGAAATTGGTTTCTGCTTTCTAAATAAAAAAAATCCTGAGCAAGATTTAAAACTGCTCACCATTAGGTCCATTAGCTCAGTTGGTTAGAGCGCTACCCTGTCACGGTAGAGGTCGACGGTTCAAGTCCGTTATGGATCGCAAATAATATTTATGCATTTCATTGTATAAATATGCACTGCCCCCAATACTGAGGGTGTGATTCTTATCATACGAGGATCATAAAAAATCCCTGAAAATATCTTCCATTTGTCAGTGGTAAGCGCTATAATACTCCTATACAACGAAAGGAATACAATGGACCGCAGAGAATCAAGAAGCAACGGATATATTGGAACAATTGTAGATGGCGAAAAGCTTGCTGAAATTGCAAATGGAATTTACAACCTGCAGTACAGTAGCGACTTCTCTAAATGTACAGTAGATTCATTACTGTTTATTGAACTAGAAGAGAAGAATGTTTACGGGGACCCTAAATATGCCTTGGTATGCTCAGAGGGTGTTGGATGGGAGCAGGACACATATGGTTGCCTAGAAGTTCCGACCAACATTGGTCAAATGGGACTATGGAATGGAAGAGTATTTATTTCAGTAGACACTGTTAAAGCTTGTTTGACTGATCGTACAGAAGACATTGCAGATTACATTAGAATCTTTGGGGACCGCCTTGACCGCAACTGCTACTTGTGGCAGTCAAAAATGTCAGTGGTACCTGCTACAATACTCGCATGACCAACGCACTAGTATCAAGTAAGTATACATTTGCCTGCGACCCAGATGAATGTGATGTCTTAATTGAATTAACTTCATCAGACGGGTTTGGATTCCCGTCGGGTGTGGTACAAATCACATGTCCATGTGGCCGTAAGCCAATCTTATTGTCAGTGGAGCATGCTACAATTGCACCTTCAACAACAACGAAAGAGGATAAAATGGAAACAACAACAATCGGTTCAGATGCATTCCACTCACCTGCAGTAGAATACAATCCTGATTTACTAGTTACATATAAAGTAATCAAGGGTTACTCTGACCCTGAATTTACAACATCAAAGGTAACAAGTCTTGAGTGGGACCTACATAATGGTCGTCAATCTCAAAAGCGTGTAGGTCTTCTTGAATCAAACATCAATACAGTTAAAAATATAATCTCTGAGGCATATGCTGATTCAGATGACCAAGATACACTTCGTTCAATTGCTGAAGCGCTTAGCATTGAACTAACACGAACTGTAGAATTTACTGCAACTATCGAGGTTAGCGGAACAATTGACCTTAACCTTCTTGAGGACTATGACTTTGAAACAGAAATCACAGACAATCTTTATGTTGATTCACAGAGTGGCAACATTGAGATTGGCGATACTGAAATCTGTTATGTGAGGGAAGCATAATGTATTTTGAATTAACTGCTCCATCTCAAGTGGCCTTTGCGAGGGCCACTTGGGAAGCGGAGATGATTGGGCTGGACCCAATGACAATTGCACCGTTGACTTTCAACATCGGAACTGGTAGTATTGAGAAAGTATCACGGATTCGTGATAAGTATAATCTAGTAGAGAGTTATACATCAGACTACGAGCCAACAGGTTACACAGGGAGATAATATGTCAGACTACAAAGATGGTTTTCAAGATGGATATAAGTTTGCTCGTGAGGAACTTATGGAAAGACTTGCTGAGATTGATATCGCTGATATCGATTCTTGGATTCTTGACCGTCTTTCAGAGATGATCGAAGGTAACCAACTTTGATGGCTGAATGGCTTAAGTGTGACCAATGTGCGGCGCAAGCAATGTGGGAAGCAAAGAAAGACACAATGTCTCTTTATTTTTGCGGACACCATAAAAATGAACAGGGCGAGCCACTTGTGGACTGGGCCCAAGAAATGATACAATTACTCAACTACGAAAAAGAAATGGCGGAATAAAAATGGGCGACAGAGCAAACTTTGGTTTCAGAGATTCCAAGGAAGACATCATCTTTCTATACGGGCACTGGGCTGGACATCGAATGCTAGAAAATTTAGCGGATGCTGTACAGGCTGCAGAGCCACGCTGGAATGATGAATCATATGCAACACGTATAGCAATTAGCAGACTCATTGGCGATGAATGGACCAGCGAAACTGGATGGGGCATTAGCGTAAATGCATTAGCAGATAATGAGCACAAGGTACCTATCATCGATTGGAAGAATAAAACATTCACTCTAATGGAAGAGGACCTTGTCACTGAAGTATTTACCATGGACCTTCAAAAGTTCGTGGCCAAGTATTCTAGTCAACTCGTTATGGTATAATTATACTAGGACTTTGGTCCTGGTTTTAATAGGAAATGAAATGGTGCATCTATTAGTCTGCGGGCCAGGTGCTAAGTAAAGCGGTTTATTTCTTTCGTTGGAAATCAGCAGCCATATTCATAACCCCTCCAGCTTGATCTGGAGGGGTTTCTATTTTGCCCACAAAAGATATGAGGGTAGCATATGTCTTTTACGAGTGTCAAGTAAATTCCCTGAAAATTTCACAATATGAGACGAGATTTGATCAATGTGGTGTGATTCACACACCAAAAGGATTCCATTTGTCAGTGCCCTAGTATATAATTATCACATATCAACGAAAGGATATAATATGCCAAACTGGGTGTATAACACATTAACTATCCAAGGACCTAAGTCTGAGGTAGATATGATTAAAGATAGATTGAATAAGCCTTTTACATTAGCACAAGAGACTTATGGTATGGGTGATATTTCATCTATGGGTTTCCCCACCAAATTTGAGCAGGTAAGTTATTCTAATCCTGTCTTTGCTTTCTTCAACATTCATTCATATAAGGATGACGGCATTACTGATGAGGAATATGCTTGCCAGCCTTCTCGTGGAGATATAGATATGAAGAATGACCCTGATTGGTTCCGCAAATCTGTTGAGTTTGCTAAGACTCAAAAGGATTGGTATTCATGGAACAACTCTAATTGGGGAACTAAATGGGATGTTGCTGTTCGTGATGGTGATGAATATCCAAATACAGAACTACTTGAATATAAGTCTGAAGGTGATGACAATTGGGTTGTCTACAAATATGAAACTGCTTGGTCACCTGCTGTAACTATTCTAACTAAACTAAGTAATCTTGTTCCGAACTGCCTGCTCACATTAGAGTATGAAGAAGAGACAGGTTGGGGTGGGGAATATGAGATTGTCCGTGGTGATGTAAAAGAATTGGCTGAATGGGAGAATCGTTGCTATGCATGCCAGTCTTTTGACACAATGAGTTATTGTGAAGATGACTGCGGTGAATTCTGCTCAGAATGTGGTCAAGGCTCTTGGCAAGATGAAGAGGCAATGAAGAAATGTCAGACCCATAGTGTATTATTGGAATCTACAGAAAAGGCGGAAGCATAATGGCTGAACTATTTATAGATACATTAGCAGAGCACATTACAGGTGCTATGCAACAAGAAATTGGTGAAGCGCTATTTGACCAATGGTCTTATAATAATTTAGAGGAAGGAGAGGCATATGCTGAATTTAGATTTATGGAATATGCTTCTCGTGAATTAAAGCAACAATATAACGAATACTATGGCTATATTGAGGGAGATGAGTTTCTACTATGATGTTAGGTTATACACAAAGAGATTTAGCAGATATGACCTATGGGGTCTATCAAGCTGACCTGCTGGTCAATGCTGACGAGAATCCTGCAATTCATAATTATCTAGTAATGGCTCATGATTTCTTACAGGGCCTATGGGCAGAAGGGTATTTTGATCATGCATAAACATCATTGGGAATGCACAGATACACCAGGAGTATTTATGTGCCATGCAGAGGGAACTACTGGATACTTCAATAGTTTAACTAAAGAGATTGTAGTAGATAATGACTAAATCATCTTATTTCCTAGAGTATATGAAGTTACATGAGATTAGTTTAATGCAAGACCTAGAGAAGATTGATTATGTAAATGAACATCACTTCTACAGGTGCAAGGAAGCAGAAATTTACAATACCAGGCATTTGTTGTCAGTGGCTACTGATATAATGAATTCCTCTAACGAAAGGTATGAATAATGAATAATGAAGATATTGGGCTCCCGCCCCATTTGCAACGTATGGTCAATGCAGGAGTATCAGGCCTTGACATTATGCACGGAGAACTAAAAAATCTAATGCTCATTGCTGAGCAGGAACTAGCAGAGGCTCAGGCCATTGAAGATGAATCAGAAGAGGCAATGGACTCTATGGACCGCACAAGATGTGAAGGTGCCCTTGATACATTAGTATCACTATATAATCTAACATATCAACTATCATTTGCGATTGGAGAAAAGAATGACAACTGAAATGGACCTACAAGAAAAGACCCGCATGCAGGACACTTATGTCAAGATTGAATCTATTGTTGATAGCATTGGAGAACTAGGGGTCTTCCCTCCCTTGGTTTGGGTTTGGTCTTGGGATGTAGCAAAGACCATGTGGACCTCTTACATGGAGGGCGAGGACGAAGATTACTGTACAGCAATGGACCTAGACGAGGTCTGGGAGCGCTTCTGGGTAGACGCAGGCAAGAACGGGTTCACCCTTGAATACGGGGTAGAAGACCTAGATGACGCAATTCGTGACTGGCTAATGGAGATTGGCGCTGTCGAACTAGCAGAGGAGGAAGAAGATGAAGATGAGTGATGAGTACATCAATGATCAATTAAACAAAGCACAAAAACTTTTGTGGGGTGGGTCCGAAACTGAAAACATCGAAGCCCATAACATCATTGCTAAATTAATTAAAGATCGTATTGAACAAACCAATTTGATCTGAGGGCAAAAAAAATTCGTTACGAGGGTATTTACAAAATCGTGGATATCCTATATAATAAATATAACAACTATATCTCTTGAAAGGGGATTATCAAATGGCAACAAAGCGTGAATATCTAAAGCAGCAAGGCATTACCGTAGGTGTACGTGGTCGCTTCTCAGGAGCAGCCAAGGTAGCTCTAGCTGAGGCGGAAGCCAAGGGCATTAAGTTTACAGCAGAAGCACCAACAAGCAAGGCAAAGTAATCCAGGGACGGGGTCAGGGCTTCGTTGGTCCTTGACCCCCTCTCTTATTTTTGGTATAATCGACAGTTAGGCGGAAGGCGGACATATGAGTAAATCACCTGAAATCAAAGTAGCAGAATCATTAACTAATCTAATGGATGACCATTGGTTTAATCCAACGGTCTTTGGTAGATATTTGGCGGAACAGCCATTGCATACCATTGACCGAGTTATGGAAATGATTGTGTCAGTTATATCAGAGCAAGCAAAAATGTATAATGTATATCTAAATAGAAATGAAACAACCGAAGGTCTATCTCTTGCTAATGAACTTAATGAATGTATTAAGGCTTACCAAGAAGATAACAACTTAGTTAATCTTAAGTTGCCTTCCCGTTCTTTTCAAGTCCCAAAGCGGGAGGAATCAAAAACTCAATACAAATTTGGATGGCGGAGTGAAGAACTAGATCCATTCAATTAACTATAGGCATACATACAATGAGAGAAGAATGCCTGGTTAGATAGATAAACATATCTAGCCCAAATTATCCACAGGGTTATCCACATCCTGTGGATTTTTTGTATGTGTGGGCATGAGGGCAAAATTTTCTATTTACGACCAGCTATTTCAAACGCCTGAAATTTCTAGAACATGGGCCAAATTTTCTATTTACGAAGGCCTTGACAAAATCCCTGAAATTTGCTACAGAATATGTCTAATTAGATATATAATCATTATAGAATGTCGACAAATCTGTAGAGAATATAGCAAAATAGATCAAAATTCCTTGCATAATCTATTGACAAATATGGATCAATATGCTGCAAATTTAGGCTATTGACATTACGTTAAGGATATGGCATGCTCAATTACACATGTATATTAATCTAGATATATCTATAGTATATTGAACCTAATCTAGAGTATAAATTCTCCACAATGCTCCACTTTACTCCACATATAAAGCCTTCCAGAGGCTCTTAGAGAGGAGATAAATGGGAGGGGGATATAGGAGTTAGATCTACTTGCCAAGGATTTGCTTGACAAGCTCTATTGGCTTGATTGGATCTTCTTCTGGCAATGAGCCATACTTGTGTAATAGTTTAAGTAATATACCTGCTATGAATATATCATCGCTAAATGCCATCCAGGGAAATAGAATGTCAAATAGGTCTATTGGTATTACTATGTATATTAGACACATCATTGCCACCGCCCTTACCCATAGAGGTGATCTATGGAATTGGGCCCTATATGGCTTGATTGATTCTTGAAATCTAAGTTTAATTCTAGTCAACTAACAATTATGTGTATAGCCACAATCTGGACATTTCTCTCCAGGATTTGAGTTACAGTCATCGCACCAATCTGGTGCATCTTTCCAAGATGGATCAAGATTTTCTTTATCCAGACAATCTTGGCATACAGTTTCTTTAAATGTCTTTACAGATAGATTCTCATCTTCTAATTCTATATATGCTTCTAGGTTATCTAATATACCCATTAGTCTACCTTTGGTCTAAATACGCCATTCCAAGAAGTCTCTGGCTCTTCTGGTAGTCCCGTCGCTTTATTGATAGGTACGCAATTAGGGACTCTTTTGCCACCCTTATCTTTCATTCCAACCTGCTTATATCCACGCCAGCAAGCTTTCTCAAAGTTGTTCCATTTGTCGACATGCTCATCATCTGAGACATATGACTTGGTGATCTCTTCATCTGTAAATTCTATGTTATCCATACGACTATTATACCCTATGCCTTGACATCGAAGAATAGGATAATATTTCCTCTTTCCCCGCCCAAAACCTTATTGACTGAATGAGGATGATGCTCATCACCCTTAAAATAGACTAATGTTCCAAGCCCTGGTTTATACTCAGTTGGAGTATTTCCATCATAGAAACATATCTCTCCGCCATCATAATCATTAGTTAAATAAAGTAATGCTGAATATCCTATGACACCATATCCATCCACACCGCCATATGCATCTGTGTGATAGCCAAGCTCGTCACCCTCTTTGAGTACCTGATATAGGACTCTGTTGATCGAGATTTGATCATCTGGGAAGCCAAACTCTTTTTGAATCCTAGTTACAATAGACTTAATAATTGAGTACATTTCGATATCAGGATCATAATTAAACTGTTCAAATGGGTATAGTTGTTTGCTTAGTAGACCCATAGGGTTAACCAATGCCTTTGATCTTAGGAAGACATTTAGCTCTTCAGCCAATGTTTCCTGAATAAAGTTATCTACTACTGTAGGTTGCATTCTATTCTCCATATCTGTCAACGTAGTTGACTAAATTCTCTCTACCGCCGCCGATTTCACTAATTGCGACCTATATATGTAATTTGTTGATAGGTTCTTTAGACCAGTGTATATAAGATCTAATATAAACTATTCCATATGCAACTGCTGCAAATATAAATCCGTACTGCTCTGTTGTTATAGCGTATATAGTCCATAGGCATTCATTTACAAGCAATATAAGCCAAGCCCATATCACTCTGCGTCCTACAAAAAATGTTCCTGTTACGCCAATGGCTGCCAATACATACGACCACATCATTTTATCTTACTCTTTCCAATTTTGGATGCCATATCTAGAACCTTTTGGTGCTCTTCTATTGTATGGCTAATTGTATCTTGAAACGACTTGCACATCTTACATAAATCTAACATATCTGGATATTTTGCCCAAGCTTCTTTATTTGTTTGTATAGAGCATGTATCGCATACTGGTCTTTCAGACATAATGGTATTCTTTCTAGTAGAATACTATTATACACTATAGTTGACTAGAATTAGACTCTCTAGCCCATTGATCTTCCCATAAGCCCATCAGTGATTCGTTACCAATATCATCGAAGTAATAACGCTTAGAATTAGGATTGTAAGTCCATCCATACCATCTATCTCCTTCCGACCAAGCCAGATTAGTTGGGCCTGATTTTTCATATTCCCACATTGATCTATCTATAGACTGATACATTCTTACTTCATCGAATACAGCTTTTCTTAATGGATCCCATCTAAATATACGATTAACTAACCATTCAATCATTGTCTATGTCTTTTCTTATTTCCGTATCTGGCTTTAACTTCCGCCTTTGCTTTATCTACAATAGATTGAGCAATAACCTCTACATTAAATTCATCATCAAACTGCTGTTCGTTCATCTGGATCCTTTTCCCATGTAAGTTTTCCATCTTTATATACAGGCCAATATCCCAATGGACGCCAGTCCATTTTCATAATCTTAGGCTCTTTCATTTGTTTAGTATACTATATAGGACGGGTACCGTCAATACCCTCTACCGCCGCACTTTTCGCACTTTAGGGTCTTATTGATTATTGTCGTCTAAAGATTCTATTTGTTTAATAGCCCAATCTTCAAACATCTTTACTAAGTTTACGTTATACTCTTTAATCTCATCTGCCACAGACATACAATCTTTACAAAGAATAAAAAGATCATTATAGTTATTAGTATAAAGATACATTTTGCCTCTGTAGTGGCAGATATAACACATGGTTAGCTTACATAATAATTATGCATATGCTTCTTGCATACGGTTATTATTGTTGCTCCTACTTGGTCCCAATGGGTTCCTATTTCGTTGCAGTAATGACATTTTTCACTACTTGGCTTATTAACATCAATGTTCATATCTATCTTTTATCCTTCGCCATCTGCCCCACTGTGTTGGAACATCAAGGCCTATATACTCTTGTCCAGTTTCTAGGTCTATCAGTAACCACTTACCTGGTGCTTTTGTATGTATAGTTAAATTTACTGCCTCTTCAAACTCAACCACCTCTGCGCCCTGATACATTTTGGGTAAAAAGTTGTATACGTTGTTAAGAAGTTTTCTCATAATAATACTATTATATCGTATTAAATTGCTAAATCTCTGGGGATCATTGTACCGCAATCTTTGCAGTAATCATACGTAGAGCCAGTGTAAGGGCATTGCCCTGCTAAATCCAAATCGTGTCCCTTAAAGTAACACTTAATCTTATAAAATAAATACTTAATTAGACTATCCTTTTAATTTCATAAAAACATTCAGGGCATTCACCCACATGCAACCACTTACCAGATTCTTTTACTATTAATTCTTTAAGCTTACCTTTTACATTTTTCTTACAAATAATACAATATGCTTCAAGATGTATTGTCATCTCTTCCAGGAGCCGCTTGCTTTAGGGTCTGGGTCTGAACTTTGCTCTGTTGTAATTGGTTCAGGGGCAGGTCTTCCATGTGATCCATCGCATACTGGATATGATAAAGACCTGCCACACTGACAACCGACTGGGTATTTAGTTGGCATTGTCTACCGCACAAACAAATAAGAATTTCATATTACTACGCTATCCAATACTGTGTCTACACCATCATCCATTGTTGGTTGATGTTCCTTAGAGCAATTGCCGCACTGTTTACACAAGTTAAACTTTCTTTCTGCCTGATTTCTTTGGTGGCTTTGGGACTAAACTTGTTTCTCTTCTAATACCGTGCTTGTTTCTGTCTATCTTAAGGCCTTGCCTTGGGTACCTCTTTGGAGTGCTTGTGCTTGTTACGGCACCTGCTGGGGCACCTGCACCCGCAGGTGGAGTCATTCCTGTACCATCATCCTTTTGAAATGAATTAGTCATTGTCGTCTTCTACTTCTCCGCTTGGGTTATAAGTAGATTCAGAGTCTCTGTCATCCATTCCGCTTCCATCAAGTCTATCTATGTCTCCGCCAAACATGTTTCCGATGGTTAGCATAGGTGAGTCTGGGGACTTAATGTCACCAGAATTACCAGCTTCACCACAACCACACATTATGCACATTGATTACTTACCGTTGTTTCCTACGCCAGCGCCATCCTGAGTTGACTTATCAGTTGCAGCAAATGCTGATCCTGGGTTGTCTGAGTAATGTGCGTTAATTGAATTTGTTGCTCCTGGCTTGGTCTCATTGAAACCTGTCAAGTTATTTCCGTCTGTCATTTTATTTCTCCTATAGGTCTGTTATTTAGATAGGTCTAGAAATCTATCTATCCCTTTATTATAGCATTTAGTTGATTAAAACTCTTTTTCTTGTTCCCATGGAGTAGCTTTATGCATCCCTGAGTATTTACAGGGGCAAGCTATTCTAAACGGATGATCGAAAGGCAATCTAGTCCTTATTGTGACCTCTGTTAAACAATCTGGGCAAATAAATACTGCAGATTTCCATGGCCCAGCTATGGGGTTGTTTGCTTCAATTTCTGCAAGATGCCTTAGATTTTGTTCAACAGCAAGCTTTCTTTGCTGCTCCATCTCGTTCATAGCTTATACTTTTCGTTCCAATGATCGTTACAAATTTCAATGTACTTGGTCTCGTTAGAAGTTAGATGCGTTGCTTTATTCTGGCAGCTATCTATTTCACACTTATTGCTCACTATTTAACCTTATGTCCAAACTTAGCCCACATTCTTTCGTGAGTAAAATAAAAAATCATTTCTAGAGAGACGTATGAAATGCCGTATAGTCCGACATACTCCCACTCTGCTTCTCCAGTAAAATACCTTAAAGTAAAGTATATAATGCCAGCCACAAAAGTAAAATGAACTAGGGGCCAGCTTAAGGTTTTAAAAATACTTCTTTTTGTTGATTCCATATACCTATTCTACCATTCTTTTAATTGAAAGAGAAGTCTATCTCTGGGATATTATATTTAAACTGTATTGCTGCTCTTGGGCCATTTGTATGTACATCATGGATCATTCCTCTAGGGATATAAACAACATCGCCCTCTGAGACATCAAATTCTACGTACCCGCCTGATTTATCATTAATATTAGATCCGTCAAATGATCTTTTCTGAGATGTATAAAATTTCCATTTAGTATTTCCTATACATTGCCAATAAAAGTTATCTGTCTCATCAAAATGTGGGTCAGATGGATCTTCTTTTGCAAAGTTTATATATGCAGATACAGCCATACCTCTGTATGGTATTGCAGAGCTAAATATAGAAAAGAAATTATCAATCTGTGGGTACCACTCTGGCTTTGGCTCTACTACATTTAAATAAAGAGGGCTTTTGAATAGCACACCTCTAATAAATCTTTCTCTGTATGGATTACTTGGAACAACAGCAATTCTTTTATTCCAGTACTGATCGTTGACATGATTAATAAAGTTGTCCCACGCAGGAGTTTCTGTGCAAATTGATTTAAATAAATATGGCTTATTGTTTTCTTTGCAATCCTGCAAAATTATTTTTATTTGATCTATTGTATACATAGTAAAATGGCTGGGGATTTCTCCCCAGCCATCCTGATTACTTCTTTAATGCAATCTTCAACTTAGGGAACTTCTTGTTCCACTTAGTTGCAAGAGCGTTATATTCCGCCTTGTACTTTGCTGCTGCTGTTGCAAGAGCAAGGTCTGATGCTGCCTTTGCAGTAACTGTTGCTGAGTCTGATGCTGCTTTTGCATCTGCAAGTGACTTATCTGCTGCAACCTTGTCTGCTGCACGACCAGCCTTCTCTGCTGCAAGAACATTTGCTGCTGCTTGTGCATCAAGTGCACGACCAGCCTTCTCTGCTGCAAGCTGTGCAGTAAGAGTCGCTACTGTTCCATTAAGGTCAGATACTGTAAATGCTGCCTGTGCTGCCTTTGTTGGTGCTGTCAAACCAGCAACTGTTGTTGCTGATGTTGCACCTGTGACTACAACTGTAACTGTTCCAGCTACGCCGACTGCAAGTGATGCAGTCTTTGAGCCAGCAACTAGGGTTGTGTCTGCTGTTGCTTCTGCTGTTGTAGAAGTAACGAGTGTCTTTGTGATGGTTCCATCTGAGAATGTTGAACCAAGAACTGTTGCAGTGATTGTTTCACCTGTAAGAATTGGGTTACCGAACACGTCTGTAGCAGATACAGTTACTGTTGGAATTGTTCCAACTGCTGATGCTGCTGGTACTGCAACTGCAACATTTGATGCTGCTCCTGCCGTTCCCTTGATGTATACGACTGTTGAATATCCGCCGTTTGTAATTGTTACAGTTCCAACCTTTACACTTGTTGTGTATGCGTAAACTGTGATTGCTGAACCTGCTGATGTAACAGACAGTGTTGATACACCTGACGCAATTGTCTTAGGTGCATCTGTTGTGTGCAAAGCAGTTACAAGCTTAATTGTATCTGATGCAACAAATGACACGACTGTTGCTGTGTCTGCAGTTGCTGCTAGTGCTACAGAAGTTCCAGATGTGATCTGGTTTGCTGATGGCACTGCTACTGTTGCAGGCGCTGCAGATGTTGTAGCGTTATTTACTGTTGCTACCGTAACGGCTAATGGTGCTGCCGAAGATGGTGCTACAGAGACGCTGATGATTGCTAGAGCTGCAGCAGTAACAATCGATAGTTTCTTAAATGACTTCATTTAATTTATTCTCCTTATTTCCTCTGTACCTTGAATAGCACAGAAATTTAGTTTAAGTGATTTACTCTTACTTGAAAAGAACACGGATCTCCGCCTTCATCCCATTCTTGCATTTCTTCTTCTGTCATAGGTGGCCCATCATGTGTATTACAAAATACATCTGAAACCCAACCTCTGTCATAGCCGTTCTTGAGCCATATTTCAAACTCTAAAAAATCTGAATCTTCTAGATCCATTCGGATAGCTCCTTTAGCATTACATGCTTAGGTTTTGCACCAGTAATAGTCTTTACTGGTTGACCAGACTTAAATAGTACCATATAAGGGATAGAAGTAACAGAGTATTCTGCTGATTTTACTGGATTCTCATCAACATTTAACTTTCCAACCCATAACCCACGCTCTTCAGATATCTCATCTAGGATAGGGGATACCTTTTTACATGGTCCACACCAAGGAGCCCAGAAATCAATCAGAACTAAATCGTGTGCTTCTAATGTAGAGTTGAAGGATTGATCTGTTACTATCATTCTCCCTTTAACTCCTCCGCTGCTGCATTAAACTTATTCATAAATGTTTGAATAACAAATAATGTAGTCTCGTGTGCATTCTTTGACATAGCGCTGAATGCTTGTTGGTTTCTTTCATCTTCAGGTAGTGCAGATGACCATTTTGTGTAAAGATCTTCTGCTACCTCTCCAATAATTTCTTCCATTACTGTTTGCTGATTACCCATTTAATTTTGCCAACCATACAGACTTTGTTGCAGCAAGCTTATCCTGTGCAGCTTTTAATTCAATTTGGTACTGCGCTTCTGCTGCTAAAATAGCTGCATCAACTTGCGCTTTAAGAACAGCTTTTGCTGCTTCTTTTTCTGCTAAAATCTTTGCAGTGTTATCTACAACGGATGAAGGCTGATACAATAGTGCTGCATTGAAATCAATAAGCTTTTTAAATGTTCCTGGCTTTCCTGTAACATTGACTAATGTCGATTTAAAAGCATTAAGAATATCATTCATGCTTGCAGAAGGCTTCTTTGATTTCATCTCAAGCCATTTAGCAGCAACTACTTGTGTTGCAGCAGATGATCCTGCAATATTCTTTACAACATTGCCTACTGATGGAACAGTAACATATCCAGTTGCAAACATGTCGGTCTTTGAGTCATCATAGTTTGTATTTCCTGCAATAAATGGTGACCTATCTACAGCACCAACAGACACTGAAACATCTAGACATGCAGGCCAGTCGATTCGCTTATAGTCTCCGCCGTTACCTACTGGAAAGAATACTGGGATATCCATAGCAGCAAGGTCTTTGATAGACTGTTCTGTGATTGGTGTCTTTGGGCAGTAATCTGTTCCTGCTGGACCTAGATTGTGATGTCCTTGAGACATTGTCACTGCCTGAATATTGTACTTGGATGCATTCTGCTTAACCCATCGCAATGCATTGTATACTGCTGCTTCTCCTGCAGATTGTCTTGCACCAGTTGCTGAGTTTCCGATGACCTTGATAAACACGACATCCACATTTGGATTATTTGTGATAAAGGTAGAAACCATTTGAGTTCCATGATCAAATCCATTTTTAGATATTAGTGATGCAGGCATAGATGCTGCTCCAGGACCCTCCATAAAAGATGTACCATTTGGACATGTTGTCCACTCAATCAAACAAACTTCTTGAATAATTTTACCGTTAAATAGTGGCAGTGATGTGTCAATTGCCGTATCTAAAATTGCAACTGATGGTCGAGCCGTTTGGTTCTTCAGAGCTGCATGAGCTGTTGTAGGGACAATGAGTGATAGTGCTACTAGAGCAGTTATTAGTTTTTTATTCATGCCTTAATTCTACTAAATAATATCAGAATGTCAAGGGGTTTCTTTAATGTTTTTGTACCATTTCCCAGAGTCAAGGTTGGATCTAAGTGCTTCCTGTACCTTATTTTCTTCTATAGCCATCTCTTGTGACTCCATAAGGTTATTTAGTGCAAGTGTAAGTAATTCAAGAGTCATTTCCATTTTTACTACTGTAAGTTCAAGCTGCCTTAGTCTTTCAGACTTTCTCATTCCATCTTCTCTCTATCTAGTAGGGTTGGTGCTGTTGCCATACTTCCACAATTAGCGCATTCCATGTCTAGAAAATAGGTTGCAATCTCAAAGTCCTCAAACATTACTTTTACATTCCATATGTTGCATCCGCATGGACAAAGATGTGTTGGGGTACCTCTAAGATCTATAGCATGATCGTAGTTTTCTGGTCTTAAATCGTTGATGTCTAATATTGGTCCTCTAGTTTTATTGAGGTCATCAGACTCTTCTTCTTTATCTATATAGTATATGCCGTAGTCGTACTTGGAATTAAAATCTTTCCACAGCGTAAAAATCTTTTTAGCTGATAGCAGAGACAACAAACCTAATATATAGTTCATACATTAATTATACACTATACCTGAATGTATGTAAATGGTGGTGCTACAGACATGTTAAACTCCGCTGCCGCTTCTAAAGCCGCTTTTAATCTAAGCTTAGGATTTTTTTGATTTTTTGTTGCATATAAGGCTCCTAGAGCAATCATTCCACCGCTGCCTTCTGCCATATAGTTAACAACATTCTCTCCAACATGAAAGTCTTCATCTATAGTAAAAATTCTACCTTCAATGCCAACTATAAATATGCCACCAGTGTCTTCTTCTGATGATGAGCCTATGCTTCCATATCCATTATCTTTAAATGCCTGCTTAACTGAATCAATAAACTTGGTTCTCATAAACTTATCAAGACCTGAATTTGTTTTAGTTGGTGTGTATTTGGGTGGTGTCCACATGTACTGTAAGATCTGGCCCATTCGAAATGAATCAGTAAATGCAACAGCATACTGACCAACCTTAAAACACTTTGGTTCTTTTCGTGAAAGAATCCATCCAGTCTTATCGTCAGATGCTGCGTGGTCTGATCCCATATAAACAACCCCGTTTTGGGCTATAGCTACTATACATGTCATAATTCTAGTATACTATTTATAAATTCGAAGTGCTAGTCCTCATTATGTAATTCAACATGGCTTAATTTAAGCATAGTTCCTTCAAGCTCAGATTTAACCTGAATTAGTTCTTGTAGGGCTTCAAAATACTTTTCTTTCCATTCACTGAGGTCTTTTTCTAGCTTATACAGCTTAATTTGCAAATCCTTAATTTCTATTATAAGTAGGTCATGTGCTCTTTCTGACTCTCTTACTTCTCTTTCAACCCGATTTTTTCGAGCAGAAATTAAGGCTGCTATTAAACCGCTAAATGCAGAAGCCAATATAGTTAGTAGTATTTGTGTATAAACATTCATTGTACACTAATTATACCCTATAATGTTTGTTAAATTAATAATTCAGACGCTGTTATTTCGCTTCCCATATATCTTTTTTTGCCTATATAATCTTTAACATAATCTGCACCATGCTGTCTTCCAGCAAGTATTACAACCCACCTCGGCTCAAATTTGTTGTCTGAACATGTTTGACACAAAAGCAGGTTTATTGCAAGTAAATTAGACTTCTTTGCAGATAGCTGATTCTTGCTCTTATTGCATGAGTAACATAAAACTTTTTCCATTATTAGTTTACCTTAATCCATTTCATATATTTATTTCTTTCTACTCTTTGTCTCAATTGTTCTTTCTCTTTCCATTCCTGCTCATCCCACTTTGATTTCTCTAATAGATAATCAGGGTCGCCATCGTGCCTGTAATGCCAAAAGGATCTTATTATATACTTATCTCCATCTATTACATTTTTTACTCCATGATAATAAGGAGCACCCGAAGGGAAAACAATTATGTCTCCCGCTTTTGCCTTGTAAGATATAATTTCTTCGCTTGGCTCAATCTGAAACATAACTTCCCCACCCTCGTAGCTGTCATTTATATACAAGTTTGCGGTTATGCCATGCTTAATTCCAGGCATTCGTGATCTTTCTTGCTGATAGTCTGTATGAAATGGCAATATCAGTCCTGTATACTTTACCTTTTTAGGGAAATATTTACAAAGCTGTGGATCTGATGAGTGCCAGTTTGGTAGAGAAACGCTATTTCTTTTTATATAGTCAGATGTTATATCTTTAAAAATTTTACCAAACTGTGTGCTGATGTATGCCTTGTTTGGATCAGTTTCTTCTGTTTCTGTATTAAATTCATGAGGGTCACCAGAATAAGATTTTGTTATTAGTGTTGCATAATGTCCAAATCCTCCCCACGGTTTCCACAAATCTTCTTTTACTGATAAAACATTTTGCATAAATTCTGAATAATTTGGTATTACATTATGATACACATCTATCTTATCATGCAATGTTGTTATATCAAATTTCATTTTCTATTACCTCCAGGCTTTCCTTCAAGCTCAACTCTAACGCCATAAGACTCTAGTATGTTTTTAACCATCTCTACATACTCTATAACCTGCATCCTAATAGACCCATCATACTGTGCAAAGTTATCTTCGTACAATCTAATTGCTAAAAATTCTGGATACTTAATTATATCCATTTGTAGGTTATGCGCTGGTTTTTTAAGCTCACGTATTTTAGTTGCCATTTGTTTGTTATAAAACACTGGCTTATTTGGCTCACCAGTCCACTGATTTATACCATTAGCAAAATGATTTTTGTTCTTATCAATAAACATGTTTTTCCTTTATCTGCTTCCAAACATCTTTTGTTTTATGTGCATTTCTTGATTTGTCTGGTAATCCTGCGCTTAAATAAACTCCGCCCCAAACACCGTAATCGCTATTAAACTTTCCTTCATCATGACAAATTTTAATTACTGGGCATGACAGACATGCCTGATCAATATTTTTTGCAATATTGATATCGGATTCATATTTATCAAAAAAGAGATTGGTGTCCATGCCAAGGCATAGAGCAAGGTCATACCAGCTAGCGTTATCTTTATCTATTCCTAGACTATTTAAAATATCTGACATATTTTTTCGGCAGTTCCCAGATTCCTTCACGGCTGACAGAAATCTTTTCTGCCTTACCCCAAGCATCTTTCCTATACATTCCTTTTTTGTCAGTATAGCCGCCACTATCTTTTTTCCAAATTACAAGATCGTAGTTATTCCAAAATGATTCTTGTATATTTGTTTGAGATCTTTTTATAAAAATCTCAACTCCTTGCTCTGTTAAGTGCAACAAATTGCTTTTACCTTTTCTAGTACCCGAAGTCGGAATTGAACCGACATGCTGTGAAGCAACAAATTTTAAGTCTGTCGTGTATACCGATTCCACCATTCGGGCATATGCTGGTCCACCAGGTCTCGATCCTGGGACATCCAAATTAACAGTTTGGCGCTCTACCAACTGAGCTATGGACCAATATGCACAAAACCACTGTACATATGTAATTATACATTGTGAACAGCGGTTTTGTCAACGACTATTTCTGTAATATCTTTAAAATATTAATCTTTTTAATTTCATCGTCTATATTAAATATGTCATGAATATACTCTGATGCATCCTCTGGATTAAAGGCGTCTACTTCTACCTCAACCTCTAATTTAATGCGATATTTATTCATGATATAAGTATATCATTATTAGGCTTTATTTGCATTTGCTTTAGCTGAAATTCTACGATTTTCAACCTCTACATCTGCAACTGTTTGAGCAGACTTATCTACTGTTGAAAAAGCTGCATTAATTTCATCTACTGTTAGCTTACCATCGTCCATAAATGCACGAGCAAGCTTTTCTACAACTGCTGCTACTGCGGTTAAACCAGCTACTGTGATTGCTTTTGCTGTTGAAATTCCAGCAATCGCACCTGCACCGATCACGGCTAATCCGTTTGCTGCAAATACAGCAACTATTCTCATAATTATATTTTTAATATTTTTTACGCTTTCCATTTTTTAATCCTCTCTGTTTCTGATCGGACTTGTAATAATCCAAAGAGCAGTGGTAGCTATAATTCCATAGCCAACTATAGTCTTTGCACTTCCGTCCAGAACAACCCAAGCAATAAACATACCAAGAAGGGTCCATGCCTGGTCTATCATATCCTTTAAGATATTTTTTACTATTCTTACCATTTTCTTCCTCCTCGTGAACCTGGTGAATTTGCTCCTGAAGAGCCTCCACCAGAACTTCCTCCGCCTCCTGTGCCACTTCCAGTGGCTCCCCCTGTGGCAACTGCTGCTGCGTTAATTGCTGCACCTGCTGCTACAACTGTAGCAACAACCATATCTGTTGCTTCTTCTCTTTCCTCATCTGACATGTCCGCACCTATGCTTCCAAATGCAGCTAGCGCTGCTGCTGGATTTGTAAATAGCTCTTCTACTAATGCTCCTGGATCTTGTAGTAATTCTACTTGAGCAGCGACTGCTGCAGTAATTACAACAGCATTTCCATTTTCATCAGTACGAACATCTACTGGAGTTGCAGCTGGCAAATCAGAATATGATACGCCTGCTGCTTTTATATCTGCAGAAGAAACTGTTTCTCCAGGCTTAATAGATTCAAGAAGTTTTTCTACAACAATTTCCTTTTGCTCTTCAGTTAGCTTACCTTCTTCGGCTGCTTTCTTTAATTCTTCTGCTTCCGACTTTGCCGCTTCTAATTCTGCAGCTTTTGCTTCAGCTTTTGCTTTTGCATCTGCCGCTTCTTGTGCTTTAGCTTCCGCTTCTGCTTTAGCATTTGCTTCTTCTTGAGCCTTTGCTTCTGCTTCAGCCTTAGCATCTGCCTCTGCTTGTGCTGCCGCTTCAGCCTCTGCCTCTAACCTATCCGCTTCCGCTTTTGCATCTGCTTCAGCTTGTTCTTTAGCTTCTTGTTCTGCTTTCGCTGCTGCTTCTTCTGCTGCTATACGATCAGCCTCTGCTTTAGCAGCGGCTTCCTCTGCGGCTACACGGTCTGCTTCAGCTTTAGCAGCGGCTTCCTCTGCGGCTTTAGCTTCTGCTTCTGCCTTTGCTGCAGCTTCCGCTGCTGCTTTGGCGGCTGCTTCTGCTGCTGCTGCTTGTGCAGCTGCTCTTTGTGCTGCAGCTTCCGCTGCTGCTGCTTCTTGTGCTGCTTGTGCTGCTGCAGCCTCTGCTGCGGCATTTGCAGCGGCTTGTGCTGCTGCTTGTTGCTCTGCATAATAATTAACTGTAACCTGTGCTGCATTTGTCATTGCAGTTACTGCTTCATTTACCTTTGTTGTTGCTGTATTAGCAAGGGTGTCTGCTGTTTGAACTGTTACTGTAGCAGTTTCTGTAAGCTGATTCAGTGTAGCAACTTCTGCTGCTTTGATCTCTGTTTTATCTACAACTACTGCTTCTGCTGCAGTCTTTTGTGTAGTAAGAGTATTAAGCACTGCAGTGTCTGTATTAAGAGTTGTTTGTGCTGCATTAACAGCTGCAACCAGCTCTGGATCCTTTGTTACTATTGTAGTTGCAAATGCTGTTTGATTTGGAGTAGTAAAATATCCGCTTCCATCCTGTTTCATGATTAACCAGCCAAGTATAACTTGTGATCCACCACCATTTTCATAATACCAAATAGTAAAGTCCTGCTGCTTGTCTGTAGTTGTATTATAAGTTGGAGAGTATTGACTCCATCCTCCGCCTTTATCAATCCACTCATTTATTGCAAGTTGTCCGTCAACATACATCTTTGCCCCATCGTCAGAATGGATTGCATATTTTACCGTTACTGCTTCTTCTGGAACAGTAATAGTTCCTTCAAATTTTACAATTACATTGTCTACCCGCCCAGAATTAAATACCTGTCCGCTCCCAAATTGGTGAGCGATGTAAGGAACTGTTGTGGTTGAAAGTGGTGTTGCATTTTCTGCTGGAAGCGGAGGCTGCTGTCCACCAGGAGATGCATATGTTGTTACTTCAATTCCATTAGTTGTAGTTTCTACGGCTGAAGCATCTGCAGCAGCCTGGGCTGCAGCAAGGCTCGTGGTGTCTATAGCAACTACAGCAGTTTGAGATTCAACTTGTTGTGTTACTGTATTCAAATTTGCTTGAGCATTGTTTAAATTTGTTGTTGCTGTGGCAACTACTGCAGTTTGTGATTCAACCGCTACTTGGGCTGTTGCTGCAATTGTGACTGCTGTCTCAGCAGACTGTATTGCAGTATTAGCCTCTTGAACCTTAACTGTTGCTGATTCAACTGCTGCTTTAATTGGCTCTTGAGTTGTAGCAATTTGAGTAGCAGTCTGAGTATCTGTATTTGGCACATTTGCTTGAATTGTTGATATGATCGCATTGCCTTGTGTCTGTGCTGCTGCTTGTAATGTATCTGCTGCCGCTTCCACTTTATCTGCAACTATCTCAACTGTAACAGGAGTGGTTGCTGTTGCGGTGTCTGAAGATGGATTAGCTGGTGTTACTTGAACTGTAACTTCATCAGCACTTGCTACGCTAGGTCCAAAAAGAAAGAGCCAGCCGATTATAAAAAGGCTGGTTAAAAAATACTGTAACTTTCTAGTCAACTAGGTATCTCCTAAGTAATGCAATATTTTTGCTTACTTAGTAATTATAGCAGAATGTTAGTTTAAACTACTTAGGATTATCTGTTTTATAAAAGCCATTACCCTTAAACTGAACTCCAGTCGGAGTGTAGTGTCTTTGCATATCCTTACCACAATCATCGCATGTCTGGTTCGGCTGATAATCTTTTATTGACATAGTGACTGGGACAACCTTGTCGTTACATTCACACTTGTATTCGTATACTGGCATTTTAATCTTTCTGTTATAGTGAGCAGTTTAAGGACATGCTCAGGTCTCATTTTGTTACTTGATCTTTAGAATTTTAGGCTGTTTTTCCTTTGGAATGTTTCTTACTACATTAATGTGTAGCATTCCATCCTTTAGCTCAACATTAGAAACTTCCATATATTCACTAAGTTCAAAGATTCTTGTAAACTTACGTGCAGCTATTCCTTTATGGACAACTTCTGCATCTAATATCTCTTTGATTTCACCCGTAATCCATAGACTTCCGTCCTCAATAGATACAGTTAGATCATCTTTTGTGAATCCCGCAACTGCCAGTGACAGCTGATAGTTATCTTCATCAAGCTTTAGCAAATCATACGGCGGAAACGCTGTATTGTTTACCTTACTTAAACTATTAAAACGTTCCAACTCTCGGTTGAAACCAATAAAAAATGGATCCTTGAAAAGATCCATGGCGAAATTTGTTACCATTTTATGCTCCTTTTAAGCGAGTTAAATTAGTACCCCCTAGCGGCAGGTACTACTATATTGTACAATAGAAGTATGGAAAAAGTCAATGTAGATAAATATGTAATTATGATTAAAGACATAATTGATCAAGACGAAGCAGACTTCTTAATCAATATGGCTAAAGGTGCCTCTGATGAAGAGTGGGATGCATACAGGAAAAGCCTTGGTAAAGATGCTGACTATGTAAATGCCGCCTATGGTGACTGGACAAAGCAGATGCTATGGCTTGAGCTAAATCCCAGCCTATTTGAAAAAGCAAAAGATCTTGTACAGTCTATCAACAGAAGATGCATTCATCTAATAAATGATCATTATCAAACTGATTATATTCTAGATCCACTTTATAACATCTACAAGTTTAGAGAAGGAGATTTTATGAAAGAGCACCATGATTCAGGTCTATCTTCAGATATTAAGCTGGGAGTTGTATTATACTTAAACGATGATTTTGATGGTGGGGAAATATACTATCCAAAAGCTAACTTAGAAATAAAGCCAGTTGCGAGATCCTTAGTGGTTCACCCTGCTGGAATGATATATAGACATGGAGTTAAAGCAGTAAGTAATGGTGAAAGATTTAGTTTGGCTGGATTTGCAAGAATAAATCATTCCCAATCGTAATTGTCTGGCATTACAAATGGCCTCTTTAAATGCTTACCTGTTTCATTTAGCTCTTTAGGTCTATAAATACTGTCTTCGCTATCTTTAAACTGATAAGACAAAACGATTCCCGCCCTTGGACCACTGTAGTTTACGGCATGCTGTACCCCAGTAGGAATAACTATGACATCTCCAGGCTCCATTTTATAAACTTGAGATGGAGATTCATCGGAGGAGTTTGTTCTTGTCTCCCAAACTGTAGTACCCTGACACTGCCAGTGTACGTTGACCCAATCATCTGCGTGTGTCGGCACATTAGGCTCTCCAGAAGAAAAGTTTATAAATGAGGTTCCTCCCCATGCATTTTCTTCATAGACTATGTCAAAAAAGTTTTTAAAGTTAAAAACTTCTGGAAAGAAATTTTTTGCCTTATTGGGTTCGTTGATAACATCACGAGTTTGATAATAGAAGTTATGCTTTCTTAGCACTCCATTAAAAACTGTATACTTTGGATCTGAGTTCATAAGCTTAATCTCTGGACCTTTATTTAGCTGGTAGTCCATATGATTTAAAAATTGATCCCATGATGGAACTGAGCAAAAAAGACCTTTAAAGAATGCTGGTGTTTTATTTTCAGTAGCATCCTCTATGATCTTTTTTGCTTCAGTTAACTTCATCTACTTCTTAGCCCTAATCTTAGCCAATGCATTAAAATCTTTAACTTTGGTATCCCCTAGGTATCCCCAAGCGTATCCCTCGTCTATCATCTTTTGATTGATTGATTTGTCTGAACCATCCAAGAAGACCCAACCTAAGATTCGGCCATATTTTTCTGAGCTATCCATTTTTTCAGTCTTTATGACAACTGATTTAGCATTATCTATTGCATGCTTAAGATAAGCTTTTGATTCTAGACCCAGAGCTTTTTCCATCTTATCGGAAGTTCTAGACTCTGGAGTATCAATTCCAGCAAGTCTTACTCTTGAGCTGAATGATATGTCGAAGCCTAAGTCTATGTCAACATCAATAGTATCTCCGTCAACAACCTTACTTACCTTCTTTACATAGTACTCGAACATTACTTGTCCTTTTTAACCGCTGCCTTTTTAGCTGGAGCAGCTTTTTTTGCCACTGGCTTATCAGCTTTTGGCTTAACTGCCTGACCAAAAGCTGGTCTTCCAAATCCTACAATGAAAACTGGCTGGCTCTTACGAAGCTTTGACCCATTCTTCTTTTTGTATGCACGATTCTTAAGGCAAGCTTCTCCGCCATTGCGTTGATCTCCCTTTTTATCCGCTGAAGTATTTCCTTCTGCAACATCGACTGTTCCATCGGCATTAACTGCAACAACAATTCCTACATGAGAAATTCTATCGACGCCATCATTTGGAAAATCAAAATAACAAATATCTCCAACAGCTGGTGATGCTGTTTCTACTGGCTGCCATGTTCCTGCCTTTATAAATGCCTGTGCTCCAGCTGGTGTATATACTGTATTTGGAACCTTTACGCCTGCCTCATTTGCACACCACATAACAAAGCTTCCGCACCATGGCTGAAAGTTTGATTTTGTAAACTTACCATACTTTGTTTCGTTATCCTTTGGACCTTCGATGTATCCAATTTCTGCTAATGCTACTTCTACCAATCTTGCTGCTGATCCTTGTACTGCTGTCATTTTTTCTCCCTTTATCTGTTTAAATTATTTACATGCATTATAGAAAGGCTCTCTACGTTAACATGTTTTGGAACCATTATTGACCATCTTATGGCCTCTGCTACATCTTCTGCCTCTAAAGAGTTTCCAGCGTCTCTGTCACCTCTGCTGTTAATATTGCCTGGAGCTATCTCAGTCACTCTTATATTGTGTTGAAACAGCTCAAGTCGTAATATTTTAGCTAGGGCTACTTCTGCATGCTTTGCTACAGTATAACTGCTTCCTCCACGATAAACATCTTTGCCTGCCATTGATGTAATAAGAACTACATTTCCTCCACCATTTTCTACCATGATAGGGGCAATAACTTTTGTGACATGTGCTGTTCCCGTTACATTTAAGTCAAAAGATTTTTTCCAATTTTCAATATCATCATCAAGGATGCTATTTGGAAGATTAAATCCTCCTCCTGCATTATTAATCAAAGCAACAATATTTTTGCCAAGCATGGATCTTCCAAAAGATTCAACTTGATCTTTTTTTGTAATGTCAACTTCATAAACCTGAATGTCTTCGCTAGCAATTTTATTTAGCTCTTCGATATTTCTTGCAATTGCAACAACATTAAAACCACTTGAAGCAAGCAATTGTGCAGTTGCTTTCCCTACTCCAAAGGAGGCGCCTGTGACTACTACTGTTTCTTTCATTATTCTCTATCCTGTAAAATGATATAGGCTGGATATTTGTCCAACCTTTGCTATTAATCCTAGTATACCATTTTTTATTTTGTGTCCCCAGATGGTCTCGAACCATCGACCCGCAGATTAAAAGTCTGCTGCTCTACCAACTGAGCTATAGGAACAAGTGATTAATGGGTCTACGAGCAGACTAACCCATTAATCTAATACGGTGAGGATTTACTATCGCCCGTTGTCCTCCAGTTGTCCCCGTCGGGAGTCAGCCTAACTTGCCTGCCACGCAACCTTCGTATTAATTCTTATGCTGAAAGGATCTTGGATAAAGCATTAATTGTTGCTGCAATTCTTCCGATATCACGCAACTGCTCTACTGAATATCCTTCTTCTTTTAGGGTTTCATAATGCGCTTTAACGCAAAAATGACATTTGCCTATAATGGATGACGCCAATGAGTAGGCCTCAAACTTTGCCTTTGTTGTCCCGCCGTGGGATGCAACGGCATTCATTCTAAGCTGTGCTGGTAAGCCCTTTAGGTTAGGGTCATCAGCCATCTCAATAAATGGATACCAAACATTGTTTTGCGCCATGATTGAGCCTGCTGTCAAGGCTGCATTCTTTTCTACCTCATCTGTTGCGCTTGCAACAATAAAAGTTAAAAGCTTAGCATTACCAGTTGCAAATGCAGCAGCAATAGAGAGGTATGTAGCATGCTCAGGATCAATAGTTGATCTATTAATAACTGCATCAAGATTTAGCTTGATATCCTTGGCATACTCTGGAAGAGAATCTTTAAGCTGGTCTACCCATGTCATTAAAGAGTTTCTCCACCCAAAGATCTATTACATGCACATAGTTCACCTGTTTGGAGTGCATCAAGTACACGTAGTGTTTCATCTGGATTTCTGCCTACATCTAGATTATTTACTGTTACATGCTGAATAATGTTATCTGGATCAACAATAAATGTTGCACGATATGTAACACCAGATGAGTGGTGCACACCTAGGTCGCTAGCAAGCTGGTGACCTGTATCAGCAAATGACCATGAGTTGGTCTTCTTCAAATCTTCATGTGCATTTCGCCATGCAATCTTACAGAACTCATTATCTACTGAGCCTACCATAAGCACGGCATCACGATCATTGAAATCATTTACTAATGCATCATAAGCAACGATTTCTGTTGGACATACAAATGTAAAGTCCTTTGGGTAAAACGCAATAATTTTCCATTTGCCTGGAAAAGAATCTTGATTAATTAGTTCAAAAGAGGAATCGTCATAAGACAACGCCCCAGGCTTAACTCCAGTAACGGCAAAGCTACCGAGTTTATCTCCTACTGTTTTCATTTTTTCTCCTTATATATAAGTGGGAAAATCCCGTGCTTCATGTAAGACTCGAACTTACAACATCATGATCCTAAATCATGCGCCTCTACCAATTGGACTAATGAAGCCTTGCTCTTCCACCTGGATTCGAACCAAGATTACCTGTGCCAGAAACAGGAGTCCTGCCGTTGGACGAAGGAAGAATATGTCGGGTCAGTTTATAGATTCCACACTGTAAGGCCTTTAACCGCATGCCCCGACGACATGGTGCAGTAGACTCCTAGTTGCCCCTGCATCTTGCCGTAAACAGTAACCAACGACTGCGATAGCAAGAGTTTCCCGCAGAGTCTCTAGGAGTCGAACCTAGGCTTACCGCTTTGGAGACGGTAGTGCTTCCGTAACACTTAGACCCTAAATGCCAGCCACGGCTTTGGTTCTTAACCTAAACCACCTGCTGGCTGTTATACCTAGTCACGACCACAGAGCAATCTCCATCAGCCTGAACGCCTTCGTATGATGCAGGTGACAGCGTAAGGTTCAGTATAACCATCTTTGCATAGATTGTTCAGATCTATACTCCGAGCACCCCTGGCTGGAATCGAACCAGCGACCAACAGATTAGAAGTCTGTTGCTCTTCCGCTGAGCTACAGAGGTATTAGGTAATTATAGTATTAAAATTCAAATATGTCTATACTATTTTTAATAAATCTAAATAATGTGCGTGTGCATGTGACCCCATATGCTCTTGAGGATCATCGCCTACATTAAAAAATCTTGGGTCTAAGCTTTTGATTTCTTGATGACAGTTTAAATAATCAATAGCATTGTCTGCCACGCTACACACATAGTTATCAAAGCCATAATCGTACCTTTTAAAATGAGAGTTTAATTCATTATGCCACGTAGCCCATTTAAAATCTATACCTGCCGCATTACAGTATGCTTCCATGTGCTTGATTGCAATTAGGTTAGACCTGAAAGACATTGCTGTAGGCATAATTTTTTCTACAGCTACTGGCATCTTTTCAAACTTAAGCATTGATCTGTCTGGATCGGATACCGTATTTATAAAATCTCCTACATTGCCTCTTGAGTTTTGAATAAAAACATTTTCATTAGAAGCTTTTATAAACTTAAATCTCAAGAAATCTGGTACTAAAAACCTAATATATTTTGGATGACCAAACAAATCAAAATACTTAAATGCATCTTCCACCATAGCTATAGTGCTGTTACCAGGATATGCTAGATTGGCGTATGACATATTATTTTTGCTTGCTAGCATGCTTGGCCAAGAGAGGTGCTCTGGGACTCCTATACCGAATGTCTGTGAGCACCCAGAAACCAGTAGGTCAGCTTTATCAGTCTCTGGGCCACGATATCCCAAAGAGTTAACAGCATAGTCAACATTAAATTTGCTCTTATAAGTAAATTTCTTTTGTCTAACTCCCAAAGAAAGCTCTTCGACCATGCTTTGCTTTCTATGCTGATCATTAATTAAATTGTCATAAAGAAAGCTTTCTCCGTTGTCACCAGTAACAACTCCAAAAAAATCAAGAGGGTGCTCTGACTTGTTCCACACTAGTCTTTTCATATCTGCTCCATTGTGCGACAGCTCGGACTTGAACCGAGGATTACCGAATTATGAGTTCGGGGCTTTAACCAACTAAGCTACTGTCGCCTAGTTAGTATTATATCTATATCAATCGGAAACGTCAATAGATAAATCATTAGCAAGATAATTAACGATTGGCTCGTAATACTCTTGCTTCATGTGATCATTAAGCAAAATGTTTATTGGCTTCTTAGGCTGTTTATATGGCTCTATCATATCGTCACCTAGTATCTCTCTAGTATTGATTGGCT